TTGCAGAGTCTCTAGGAGTCGAACCTAGGCTTACCGCTTTGGAGACGGTAGTGCTTCCGTAACACTTAGACCCTAAGTGCCAGCCACGGCTTTGGCTCTTAACCTAAACCACCTGCTGGCTGTTATACCTAGTCACGACCACAGAGCCTGTCCATGAGCCTGAACACCTTCTCAAGATGCAGGTGACGCCTATTCGGTATAACAGATCTCAGTATAGATTGTTCAGACCTATACTTCGAGAGCGGATGATGAGAATCGAACTCACCCCTTCTGCTTGGAAGGCAGAGGCACTACCAATATGCAACATCCGCAATACTCTATTTAATTGTTTAGTACATCTGGAAGGACTTGAACCTTCGGCTCTCCGCATATAAGGCGGGTACTCTAACCAACTGAGTTACAGATGTGTAGTACACCAGGTAGGACTTGAACCTACGATAACCGAATTATGAGTTCGGGGCCTTGACCAACTTGGCTACTGGTGCTAGTCCCTATTTAATTAATATTCCAAAAAATGTACCAATAAGAAAAGACATAATACCAACAGTCCAATAGTACTGCTTCTTTATGTGTTCTTTTATTATATACAACTTAATTTCTTCTGGAATCTTTTTTAATTTATCATGATCAATCATCTATAAGCCCCTAAAGATTATTAGATGCTAAGAATAGAGACTGCTGAATGATCTGCTCTCTCAAGAAAGCCTGCTTTCTTTCAAATTTAGAAAGTTGTGGCTTTGCTTGAATTCTTTTCTTGTTCTTGTTTGCTCGCTTAATCTTATGCTGCGATACTTTGTTGTTAGACTGTTTCATTTATATCACTGGCTTTCTGCTACTTTGTCGCAAGGACAAATAATTGACTCTGGAAGTTCATGTACTTTTGTTACAATTGTAATCATGGTGTTGCAATCAACACACTTATAGATTTTCTTAACTCGTTTGCTCATATACTAATCATACCATATGAAGTTTTGTGTGTCAAGATTTGTCGCCATCCCAGGTACCTATCTTTGTGGTTGTAATACCATTAGCACCCCAAAGAGTAATTATGCTTGGGTTATCATCAACTGCATGAACTACATCCCAATACTTCTTAATCTCATTTAGTATATCTGCTTTAACCTCGTAGTCAGCCCTAAAATCACCATCTTTACGCATATAGAGCGCATTATGACCAATATCATTTTTAGCAAGCCAGTACGATGTTAGCCCACGCCACTTCTCCATTCTAGATGTAACGACAAGAACATCCATCTGATCAAAGAAAGCATTGTTAAGCATTTCTAAGACTTCGATATTTGGCAGGGCATCCACAGAAGCCTCATGAAAGGCGCTGTAGTCCTTATTAGAGCCACGAACAAGGTGGATATATGGATCTACATTAGCGAGAGTCCCATCTACATCAAATATGTATGCTGGTCTTTTTTGACTAATTTTGATCCACCTTATATGTCATTGCAACATAGCAAGCAACATACCCCATAACGAATGCTGGGATTAAAAATAGTGCATGAATCATTCAGTATCCTCCAATACTTTATTAAATAGTTTATCATCTTTAGGAACCCAAACCTTCTTGCCATCTTTCCAGACAGGCCAATAGCCAAGGCTACGCCAGTCCATTGCCATTATCTTAGGATCTTTTGGCACACCATACCACCCCATCACTCATAGTTTGATGAATATCCCAGAATAGGGGGTCTTCTTTATAAGTTTTGCATTTTGAGCATTGATCAAGTTCCATATATTAATTATACTATGTGGAGTATATTAAGTCAAATGCTTTGATTTTGAAGGTTATAGAAAAAGTCTGCAACATGATACTGCATATGAACTCCAGGATGAGCGCTAATATTGGTTTTTTTGCCATCTACAATAGAATAGTCAGAACCTCTAACCCATTGTAAAGTATCCTTAAACTCAGAACCATGATCTAGGCTACAACTATCTTTTATAAAATGATTAACACCCTTGATATTATCTTTTGGGAAAAAAGGAGTATATCTTTTTAATTGAAAATTGTTTAAGGCAGAAAGTTCTTGCATAATTTTAACTGTTGATATGTCCCAAGTTGTCCAGTATAGTTCTATGTTGTTTGTTAGACAAAACGCTTCTAGCATGTATATGGCATTCACAGCATTAAAAATTAGTTGATGTGGTGAAACTGCATCTTCTATGTATCTTTTATCTTTTATCTCCATAAACATAGAACCTTCATGCATAGTAATTTTTGGATTACAAAATGTTACTATTAGTCCTTCATGATTTCCAAACTTATCTCTTTGTGTTTTCATTTGAGAAAAATCTGGATCAAACACAATCATACTTCTAAAAAAATCTGGAAACAAGCAAAAAATCTGTTTTGGCATCTTATTATTGACACAGTATTTTATAAGATTAAGACAAATACTTTCCACCGATGCTCCAGGGCTTCCTAAATTCATAACACTCTTATTCATCCTATTGCCTAAAAAGTTTGTCCATCTTCCTGATTCTGGAACACCAAGGCCAAAAGTTATAGAGCATCCAGATGCAAGAACATCTGAGTTCTCATCAATTTCTCCACGAAATCCAAATCGATTGATTTTATAATCATTATGCTCATCAACTGTTCCAATAAACTTATAGTCTTTTGCATCTGAGACAACAGGCTCTTTTGCATTTGGCCCATAAAGTCCAAGATTGTCTGTGTTTGTAAAGTATTTTGTCAAATACCAACTAGTACTTGAACTTAGTTTGTAAAAACTTAGAATTTCTTTTGTTAAGGAGTCCATAATTAATTATACCACGAAGCCATAGTTTAATTAAACCTTATTGCTTTTGACAATAGTTTATTATAATAAAAGTAGCATAGGTCCATATTAAAATTGTCCAAATTTATTTTATTGTATCCTGGGATAATTTTACTTGATCCTTTTGCCAATCCCCTAGCGTCGTAGTCTGTGTCATCAGGAAATTGTAGATATGATTTCTGGTCTATTTGAAGCAGTTCTAGTGCTTTCTCTATTACAGCATCTGGAATTGAAACTAAGTCTTTAAAGTCTATAACGTAGTCTGCCTCCTGAAACAAAAAATTATAAAACATGATATAGTTAGTTATTATTTCATTTATCTTTGAGTCTGGAGTATCGAATCCTTGAATTCTTTGCAGGGCTATCAAAGAAGTTATTGTGTCTTTTGGATCTCTTGCTATGGTTATAATTTTTCTTATTTTTTTATTGTCTTTATCAAATGAAATATTTATGCTATGAGATCTTTGAATGTTAAACATTGTTTTTTCATTTACAAGTTTAGCGAAGTAGTGAGAACCACTTCTAGGAAATGTTACTAAGTGAGGCAGCAGTGTATCCATTAGAGAATAATCTTTCTTTCTAAAAGTTTATTGTAATAAAAGTAACATAACTCCATGTTAAATTCTTCCAGGTTATGTCTTTTATATCCATTTAAAGTTTTGCTTGACTCTACATACTGTGCATGCTTTGTGTTATATTCTCTACTAAAAAGTGAATAATCCTGTTCAGTTATACCTAACAGGCCTAAAATTTTTTTTACTACAATATGCGGAGACTCTATAAGGTCTTTAAAATCTAAAACATAGTCTGCGTGTTCATTTAAGAAATTATACATGAGAATATATTCTGTCATCATTTGATTTATTCTTGTTGAGTCGCTTGGCCCAAACTCTTTTTCTGATAGTGCTATATAAGAAGCAATGGTGTCGATTGGATCTCTTACTATTGTTATTATTGCTCTTTGTTTGTTATTATTTTTATCAAATAGGTTAGTTACAGTGTGAGACTTTTCAATACTAATCTGTACCTCTTTGTATATTATATCGTCAAGATAGTGAGATCCGCTTCTAGGAAATGTTACAAGGTGTGGCAAATGCTTCACGATATAAGGCCCATAGAAAGATGGTCTAAGCAGACATCTGCAATAATAAAGTCATCACGATTAACAACTACATCGTAATGTGTTGCATCTTTCTGACAAAAAAAGCATTTGGATTTTTTCATAAAACAATTATACCATTACACAAAGTCAAACCATAGTGGCATGATGTATCTTGAACCATTTGCTGATCCTACATGATACCAATAGTGAGCATTTCCAGGGAAGATAACCAAATCGCCAGCCTTTGGCTTAAACGATAAACTTTGATTAATAAAAGACAGTTCTCCACCATCATAATCATCATTTAGATATACCCATCCAGCCAAATGGTTTGAATCTTTACGACCCATATCATCTATTGCTACTGGGGCACTGTTCTTGTGCACCCACTGAGCGAATCTAGAATTCCTTGGCTTGAGGTTTACACTAAACTCTTTTTCTAAAATAGATTTGATATCAGGTATATATTTTTCTGAATATGTAAGTGAGTCATAATATAGCAAAGATAGAGCAGGCCACCCAGCATCATCGTTCTGAAGACGACGGTTATTGCTTGTCTCTGTACTATTAATCAACTCTATAATTTTTGTGCATTCATCTTTACTAAGGTAATCTCTGTATACCTTTACATTATCAGGATTACTTCCGATATTATTAAAGTTTTTTACTGTTAGGTCAGAGTATCCTATCACATTTCCTTCAGGAATTACGATATCATTAAAGTTTTTTACCATATCCAACAACTTGCTGATGTCTTCTTGATCGGTATGAATCATAAAATCATAAACACCAAATTTTTCAGACAGGTTTCTTATTTGTGCAACAACATCTACCAATTTCCCTTTTATTAAATGATTTTGCTGTCTCACTGGGGCATTCTTATCATACTTAACATACTTTTCATCGTCTGGATGAGTAGTAATAAGTGGATCAATAATAACTATTGGCTTTACCTTATCTAGATCAATCTTATTAAACTGATCTCTAAACAAGAGGTTATCATCTACATATATATACTCACAATGCTTATTTGCTATTTCAATTGTTGTGTCTGAAGACCCAACTACTGCCATATGCGTCTTATATTGATGCTTTTTCATCAAAGCCATGACCTTATCCATCCAGACTGCTGATACTGCAACCCTCTTTTCAAGAGTATCAATCAAAGATGAGTCATGCATGTAATGGTCTAATACTAGTTTTTCTGAAGGACCATTGCCTTCATCTCCCCATCTTCCAGCAACCATGTTTACTCCGATTCTTCCAGGAGCAAAACGATTTAATGTTTCACAAATTTTAGCAGCATAGTCAGGGCTTACCCCATATGCTGGCAAAGCAATTGTCATAACTAACTGGTCTGTTTTTTGTAATGCTTCTTGGATAACCAAAGAAAAATCAATTCCACCTGGACCATATGGAAGCAAAACAGACTTTACGTTAGCACCATCTAATTCTTTTGCCATGCCAAGAATTCCATTAAGGTCTAGGTTCTCAATACTGTCATTGATCTGCCAGTGCCTTCTCCACATCCAGTGAAATGTTATAGGCTTTTTTGTATTATCCATTTTTTGCTACTCTTCCTTTTGTCTTAAACCAAGAACCTATCTTGGATTGTGCTACTTTACTTCTAAGAAGTTCACCAAAAGTATCGTGGGATATTTCTGAGCCAAGGTACTCTTGACCAGTTTCAAGGTCAATAAGTTTCCATTTCCCTGGTGCTCTTGTGTGTAATATTAAGTCTATGGGGTAGTCGTAGTCATTTACTTCAGAACCATCCAAAAGCGTTCTCTTTTTAATATTATCTGTCATCTTAAACTATCGTAAACCAAATCGGTAGTGTATATCTGATTCCAGACAAAACTTCTTTAACTTCGTGCGGGTAGTGTAAATTGCCTGGGAATACAACGAAGTCTCCAATATTAGGTTTAATAGAGACGCCGTGTAGTTCAAAACTAATCTCGCCACCTTCGTAGTCATTATTTAAATAAATCAGTACTGGTAAATGATTATCTGTGACATATCCGAGATCATCAACATGTAGTTTTAGGTATGTTCCTTCTGTCCATTTAACAACGCTTAGGTGAGGCTCTTTTGCTCTAATTCTTTCTTTTTCAATACCATAAGATGTTGCTATCTGCTCTCTGCATCTTTCTATTATGTTGTTGATATCTTCTACACCGTTGTACTGGTGCATGTATGTTAAAGCATTTCCATCGTGATCTTTTTGAGATACAAAACTAATTGAAGTCCTATTGTCTATATCTTTCATTAAATAGTCAATTTCTTCTTTTGTTAAGAAGTTAGGAATGAGTTTAATATTTTCAGCAGAATTCCCGACTCTATGGAAAAATTCCATATACGATTCGTTTCTCGCTATGCTTGGTGGATCATTTCCAACTGGGATTCCGTTAACTATATAAGCCATATAACCATTATACACTATGAGTAGATATGAAGTATAATTGATGAATGACCCTACTGTATATATTGTATAGCCCCATACACCGTGCTATTAAAATTGGAATATCTGATGTGTCTGGAAGAAGGTTTGCAAGCCATAGGGCCAAGGGTTGGATATTAATCAAGTACTGGGCGTTTCCCGAACGGGATAAAGCAAGAGCAGTAGAATCCATATTAGTAAGAACACTTACCAATAAGCATGGACACTATCTAACTAAGGAAGATATGCCACAGGGAGGCTATACTGAGACATTTGATGCGTCTAAGATAACTCGAAAAGGCTTGATCCATATGGTTAATAAGGCTATAAAAGACCTATCCTGATATCTTTATACTGGCTTTATAGACACAGATAGGGCTTTGCTGTAAAACTCATAGAAAAATGATAGGTCAAGTTTTTCTACATATTCTCTTATCTCTTCATACTCATCAACCATTTTGCTAGACACTAGGTGGCTAATTTCTGGAAGGTCTTTGATTGTGTTTTCTTGATACTCTTTACTAGTTATTGGCAAATTAATAATTTCTGCCACAGCCATAGTTGTTTCAAGAGGATGTGCCATTAAGTCTTTATAGTCTATCACAATATAAAAATCTTTGGTTATATCAACCTTCTTTGCTCCTTCAAGATATTCTTCTATGTCTTTTGTTATCTTGTTATTTCTGATATCATTAATAGTTTCATTGTTCTTATCATAAAATACGCTCATTGCCAACTTTGATGTTATTGCATCTGCTGGGTCTCTGGCTATTGTTATCATTTTGTTATCTTTAACTATGTGATATTTTTTTATATAAACACCAGTGTGCTGCAGAATTCTATCTTGAAGATAAAAAGATCCCGCTCTTGGTAGAGTAACTATAGAGTATTCAAGGTTTATCTTGTCGTATGTCATGGCTTATTACATTTCGGACATTGTTTTGTAATCTCTTTGGTGCCGTAAGGTACCTGATACATTCCACCACAGTCAAAGCACAGCACATCAAGCATTATTGCCCCTGTTGTACTTTGTGTAGCAGGAAACACAGTATGTTCCATTCGTAGTTACCTGTGTCGCATTGGGTTGTCCGCAAATAGAGCATGTTAGTCCAGTCATTGTATAAGTATATCATGTGGTCAAGTTCGGCGAAAAATAGTCTTTAAAGTTCGGCGACGAATAGAGGTTAGAAACCTTTCAATGCCCTAGACGGGCAATATCGGTTGATATTCCTGATTTGCCCATTTCCTTAAATTACATAGTCCGTGTGCTGGTCTTACATTTTCTAGAGTATCTGAGCCACCCTTTGCAATAGGAACAAGATGATCGATATGCAAACCTTGCTCCCATCCATCAACCCCACATTTTCGGGGAGCCATAAAGTCAATGGCTAATCCACATAGGTAGCAATCAGTCCCATAAGAAGCAATAACCTGTAGTTCATTATAGTCGTTCGTAATCTTTGCTCTGCGTCGTCTGCTTTTAGATCGCTCTCGCTCTCTCACCTTATCAAGGTTTGAAGCACGATACTTGGCGGTTACATGAGCACGATTATTTTTGGCATATCGTAATCTATTATAGACACTTGATGCAGCCAAACACTCTATGCATGGTTTAGTCTTCTGGTTATGGTGTTTGCGATAGCCAGCATAGGTTCCACAGTTGGCATATAGCCTATTGTCTATGTCGTTTTTTGTTTCCATAGCGAGTCTTAACCTCAGCCTTAGCCTGATCTACAATAGCCTTTGTAATGTCTTCAACACTAAACTCTTGGTCGAAGGTTTGTTCAGTATCCATTTAGGCACTCATTTCTTGTATGATATAGTCGAATCTTGGTCATTGTCTTTTTGTTTGGGGCATACAATTCTTCACCACAACAGGCAGTCTTAAGATACCACTCCTTAGCAAAGAAGTCATATATAAGACCCTTAGCGTCAGAGTATTTCTTGGCTACAAAGGTTTGAAATGGGTCTGGTATTTCCATATTGATCATAGATTAAGTATCCCACATTGGCCAAAGCATGTCAAGTGGATAGTTTATACTCATATCCAGGAGTCTCAACCTTTACTTTATACACGCTGTTGAGGTAGTCCGTGTCGGTTTTTCGTGGATAGTCACCTACCAAGAAAGGTTGTGAAGGTAATACTCACCATATGGCTTTCGGCTTCAATACAAGTATAGCGATTATTGCAGATAAAGTCAATAGGGTTAGTCTTCAGGATTAAAATAAGCCATAGCAGACCAGATATCGTTGTAATTATCTAGTTTGGCTTCTGTTTGATGCTCTTCGATTGTATTATTGTGGGTCATATAATAATTATATCACACACATTAAATCGCTAAAATTTCGGGGGATTTAGAGTGATGATCGTAATCCCTAGTATAAGATATAAACCACTATAGGAACATATGCTGGATATGGGGAAATATCCGATGTATCGTAATCTTTATTTGCCGTTGGGTTTTATAGAGTGTCTGTACTTCCAAACCTTTACACTGAATAAGACCTTTCCTCTGATGACAAACTCAAGTAAGAGATATGTCTTTCGTAATGAACGATCTACTTGGTACATACGAAAGATACCAGTGCGCTTTAGATATTTAGCCAGATAGTTATATTCCTTTGGACTCAGGTCATCATATATCATGTACTTAGTATAGCAGGAAGTTATCCACAGGGCAAGGTGCTTGGATACCTTAAAATGGATCAAAATAAGGTGTTAGGATACCTTGGTTTGTTAGGCTTTGAATTAAAGTAAATGGCGTTTTACTTTAAAATAGAGAAATCTTTTAAAGTTTTGGACATAGTTATCCACAGGCTAGTCTCTAAATAGTTCGATTATCCCCCAAGTTATCGCTATGGCTGATATGCCAATCATAGCGTAAACCCAGTAGATATACATTGTTGCAAAGTCCATTTGGTCATGATATCATGGTTTTGAATCATAGTTATCCACAGGTTTATCCACAGATTAATCTTACTGATTATATATTTAGACATTCTAGAAGTGGAGCGATGTGGAGGATAGTGGAGCATAGAGCATATCATAGAAGGGGCGTAATGTCAAGCGGGGTTTTGAGGACTCTATCACAAACCTCAAACCTTGTCAAACCTCAAACCTCATAGCCCCGATTTGGATGATATCACAGTTATAGTGGTTTGTCAAACCTTAAGACCCTATAAAAAAATCCCCTAAAACTAGGGGAAAATTTGCTCATATCGTAATCTTTTTTAATAAAACTATTATGGTTTTTCTAGAAACCAAGAAGAAATGGTTTGTTATTCTATAGGGGGTAGAAGTTATATGGTTTGGTCTTGATCCCCTGGGATTTCGCCTGGGGCGAATCGGCCTTCGGCCTGATCAAGTTTAGGGCCCCTGTAAAAATCGGGGGTAAATGAAAAGAAAGGTGACAAACCTATAGCATGTGTAACAGTAACAAAGGTATTCCACATAGAGTCAGAGAAAGCCCTATATTCTTTTGGCTGTGCTTTTGCATATTGAGCAAAATGATCTCTTCCCATATTTATATTATAACATGGTTTGACAAACCTTGGTTTTCATGATATAAGGTTTGGGGATATAAGGTTTGGATCGTAATCTTCTGGAGGGGGAAGGTTTTGGAGGTTCGTAATGTCTGAGGTTGGGGATTTTTTGGATAGGATCGTAATGTCTTTTGGAAATGAGGTTTGTGGTTTGTTACAAAAGAGTTTCCGGCCCCCTCGTGAGAGGGGTAGAGACAGAGATTACTCTGTTGCCTCTATCGCCTCAAACAAGTCCTGCAAGTCGTCAAACCCTGCATCCTCAAAGTTCAACGCTTCCAACAACAAGTCCCATGTCTCATTGATGTATTGCTCAACTGTTGGAGTCAGATTGATAATTCCTTCTGCATAGCAAAATGCAAGAGGAATCCCGATGTCGTTGTATGCAAAGAAATCTGCCATTTCGTCATCATCTTTATGGTGCATCCATACCTGTCCAAGAATTAAAGCCTTGCTTTCAAATGTTGTTGTGGGCATAATTTGTACCTTCCTTAGTTTCTTTGGCTGATTCTGCTATTGTCTGTAAACGATTATACACTACATAAGGTTGAGACTTGGCTAGGTATTCCCCGACCAATTCTAAATCTACACGAAGGTCAGAAATAATGTTACCCATTTTATTAGCAACTTTTTCTTCCTCCGTGATTTGTCTGCTCATACGCATAGTTTCTCCCTTGTATCAATTGTATCAAAAAGTGGGGGAAAGAGCAAGCCCCACGCTTGCCCCCTCCACCCGATTAGCCTAGGTGACCCAATACCTAGACTAGCGCTGGGCTATAAGCAGCCACAAATTTATCGAAAGCCACTGAAACATTATCAGTGATAGTATTGTTAGTGAAGTCAATGAGGATGGTTTGTTCGCCTAGGTCATAGCCATCATTATCAATAGCGTAGATTCCAAACCCTGTTTCCTCTAGAATGCTATCTTGAATAAGATAACTAATAATCATGCGGGTCCCATAGGATGAGTCTGATAGTCTAGGCTTAGCATGTTGAAGTGCCATTGCCAGGTCCCGCTGCCATTCCGTCTGGCCCCAGTGACTGTATAGAACTACCATTGGGCCCTGCTCACTGTCTTTAAATACAAAGTTGATCCGTGCTCCCATTAGTCTTGCTCCTCATTCATGTCGCCCTCAAAGTCAATAACTACTTTAGTAACTCTGCCGTCCTCGTTCATCTGAACATAGACAGGGTAGTATCCGTCGCCATAGCCTGTGCTAAACACAACAGCAGAACCCCTAGCGAGTTCGCCATAGGCGTTTTCAATTGTCGTGGCTGAAGCACCTTGATATGTGTAAGTGCCTACTTTACCTTCTAAGTTCCACTCGACGCCTTCGTCTGTTTTCCATTGGTCAAGATAGCAGGGGTCACCCACCATTGCTTGTCCTGAGTCTACCGAAAAGTATCCTGCGGTGATAAGATTATCTACTACATATTGGGTCATTATTTTTCCGTTCCTGTTGGGGTAATTTCTTCTTGTTCTAATTTTAGCATTTCTTCCTCAGTAATGCAAATTGGGCAACGCTCATGCTCATAGTATCTTTCATTAATTAGTTGGCCATCATCTTCAATCTCAGCCCCGCAACCTTCGCAGTAGTACCAATATGAAGATACCTTAACTTGAATAGTAGTATTATCAGGGAAAGGAACCTCAGTGATAAAGTATCCTATTCGATTAACAAATCCCCAGCCAGACCAGATGTAAGACCCACCATCGTCCCCATCGCCATACATCCAGATATGTTTTTCATTAGACTGTTTAACAAACTCATACTCATCGCCATAAGTTTCAAACATTAAACCATCGAATGAGGCATTAGTGTCTATATGATTAGTGATTGGCTTGTAGGTCTTAACGAAGTCGTCAAAGTCCATCTCAATAAATGTATCCATGTGGGGTATCTTTCTATTAGGGTATATCTAAGTATAACGGGTTGGGGCTAATCTGTCAACTTCATACGGATAATGTCATAGGCATCGATGGCTCCCGCCGTATAGTCGTCCATCTCATAGTCACCCTCACCCTGATACTCATCACGCAGTAGGGTTAGTTCTTCAATACGCCCTTCAACAAACGCTAACAGATCGATACTCATTCTCCTGCCTCCTTAGCACTAATAGCAAACGATAGGTCATATGTTAGTTTATACATGTGTACATAAGCGTCTAGAATACCCTCTGCATACTTACGCTCTATAGATAGCATAGCGTCTGAGTAGTCGTCTGCTTCTTCTTGTTTAACTAATTCATCATACTCTTGCTCAGCAATGAGGATTTGATTCTTTAGTTCACCGTGCATGATATCAAGACCTGATACTCCTGCCTTGACCATACGCTCTAGGTGTGGGTCTATCTTGTCTGCTGATTCTTTCATAGGGTCTCCTTTGTTATTTATTAAGTATATCTTGGGCTACTGACAAAATATGGCGGGATGTCTCAATCTCTGCCTGCTTAAGTCTATAGAAATGATAAGCATTAACATAGTCAATCTTCTCTAGGTCTTGATGAAGGCTAACGAGATGTATCTTTATATATTCAATTAACTCATCAAACATTAGTCTTCTGTCTCCCCGTCTTCGTCCTCATCTTCTTCTGGTTGCTCATCAACTCTAATAGAATAAACCTCACCTGAGTAGGAATAGTCTTCATAGTGCCAGCCTAGTTCTTCTGCTTCTTGTGCGTTCTCTGCTTCTACCTCGTAGTTATACTCTACGATTACTTTGATATCATATGTTGGCATTTATGCCACCACCTCTGTAATAGTTAGCCAAGTGGTGCAGTACTTACAGTGCTCCATTTTTAGCGGGGAAGTAACAGAATGAGTACTATCTATAATATCCTCAATCTTATCTAATACATCATCTAGAGTCATTGATGAATCTCCTTTTCCTTATATATTAATTATAGGGGTTGGTGTTGATTTTTACAACTTCTGGGGATGTGATGTTAGTCACAGTCTCCTGGACAGTGGCATCTTCCCATCCTAACAGGATCAGTTCATTAGGATAATCACACACACAGGTAGGGGTGTTCTTAAAATCCTGGGTAGTGACCTCAAAGAGGGTATCGCAGTGGGTACAGATAAGATTATACTTAAGCCAGTTAGTCATTAGAGCCTTCCTTCTAAATTAACAGATTCACATTCAGCACAAGTGCCATTGGATACATCATCATACCAGTCAGTCTCTACATCTAGCAAGTTGCCCTGATCATCATAAACACCCAATTTATGAGATGTTTCGTCATACCAAAACTTACTGGTTTGACCACAGTCTAAACACTTAGGCATTATTCCCCCAATGTAGCATAATAAGCCACATGGCTTGGTGCAGGGTACAGTCACATTCTCCACCATTCATGTTTTCCATGAAGTCAAAGTGAGAGTAGTTATCCTCATAGATAGAGGTTACGAGTTCGTCGATAGTATAGGGTTTATATTTTGTTTGGGTCATATATCAATTATACGCCCATAACCTGGGAAATGTCAACTCTATCGTAAAGAATTTTTGGTTTGACATTTTTAGGGGAAAAGGTTTGTCTATCGTAATTTAATTTAACATTGACATTTTTATGTCCAAATTGCCCTATTTGTCCTGCCGGAAAAATTTTATGCATTGCAGTGCATATTTATTTACTTGCGATCCGTACGGGACTTGAACCCGTGACCTCTACCGTGACAGGGTAGCGAACTAACCAACTATTCTAACGGACCATGCGAGCAGTTTTAAATCGTGCTCAGGATTAATTGTATCAGATGCTATGCGAGTTGCATAACATTCTGCACAACTTTCAGCAAACGATTTTTTTCTGCGTTAATTGCAGGGTCAAATCCTGATGCTGATGCAAGGATAGATTCGTTAGAACCACCACGAGCAGAGCGGTACCAGTCAAGGCGTTCAGTAAGAGCGTTAAATGCACCCCAAGCAGAACCAGCAATCATGCCATTAAACTCACCTGTGTAGATGTCGTTAATGGTGTCGATTTTGTTTTCCCACTTCTTGAGTGCGCCCTTAGCATCTTTCTCAGGCTTTGGGTATGCAGCGAGAATGATGTCATTGAAAGACTTAGCATTGACTTCCTTCTCGAACATAGCCTTAGCCATGATGTCGAACTCGTCCATGTAAGCATTAGCAAGACCAAGAGTCTCACGAGCAATCTGCACCTTGCCTGATGCAGTCTGAGTGTGGCGAATCTTGAAAGATTGCTTGATGCCCTTATTCTTCTTACGACCTACGCCACCAAGAGCAAGGTTAAGAGTGTTAGCGCATACAACACGAACAGGGGTAATAGATGCCTGAATAGCAATAGAACCGTCGTGTGATGTGTTGATGAGCAAATAAGTTTTTACCTTATCTGCAACACCGCTAGGGTCAAGAACAGTTTCACGCTCTAGTGCAAGAGAGCCGAATACTACACGACCACCCTTGATTGAGCCAGCAGTTTCCCAACGACCTCCGCCGTCAAGAATGTTGTCACCGAATGAGAATAAATCTTCATTCTGCATTACATGGTAACGCTCACCAACGACACCAAGAATGTCGGTCTGCGTGTTGTCAGTAGGATTGGTACGCAATACATACTGATAGTTTTTATCGCTTGTGAGATGTGAGGGGGTTTCCAAATCTTCCAGACGAACATTCCAACCATTAAGATTAGCAGCAGCCAACATTTCTGATGTGGTTTTTTCTTCTGTAAATACGGTACCCAATCCATGCCAAGCGGGTTCACGGAATGATGCAAATGATGCAACGCCGTTTTGTGTTTCGAGGTCATGTGCCATGAGTTTTCTCCTTTTTGTTGTTGATAATTTAAGTATACATGGGGGGTCTGACAAATGCAAATCGGGATAGTTAGATATGGTATAAATCGGACATTTTTACGGGGTGTCGTAAATCACATCGTAAACATCAGCGTGTCCGCTTGACAAGATCAAAAAAGGGGCCGGAAAAATTTTGGGAATAAAAAGTGAGCAGTTTACATGGCCATGCTCAGGGCCCTCATCCAGTTTAAAGACATTTGACAGGTCTATTAGTAGCCCCCTACTAAAAATCAATTCTGTCTACACTGGCGGTAAGCCAAGTGATGTTATCAGAATTATATGAAACTGATTCAAAGTCAACATCGTTAACAATTGATTCTACATCTTCATCGTATGGAACCTGAAGTGTTAGGTTATAGGTGACTGAGACTTCGACTTCAACTTCCTTAGTAAGTTCAAAGCCCATTATCTCTGCAATGTCTGTTGCTTGACTTTCTGTAATTGCATCACGCTCTAGTTCTGCCAAGGTCCAGTGCTGCATTCCTTCAACCATACGGTTACGGTCCGCTGAATCTGAATATGAGCGCTGAGTTACTTTTTGAATCTGTTCTTCTAACTGAGCAATCCGCTGGTCCTTCTGCACAATCTGAGTCTTAAGAAATTCCTCTGTTGCGTTTACTACGCCTGCAAGTGTTGATAGGTTCTGCTGGTCCATGGGGGCCTCTTTCTGTTGTTGTTTATATTAATTATACTCGTGGCCACTGACAATTGTCAAGGACCCTTGCGGGAGGCAGTTTTGGCTCTTACCTAGGAGGTCTGCTTCTTTGGGGCTGCAGTACCCCTGCTCTATAGTATTTCTGTGATCGCCCTAATCAGCCTGGCGAAGTCTCCACTCTATTTATTTAGCCACGCATTTCTGTGGTCGTGGTGAGCCTTTTCCCTTCATGCTCAGGAAGTATTATTCTCGTTATTGAGAATTATAGGTATTGTGCGATAGACTTCATAGTTGAGGCATTTACTGTTTCCTCATCTGTCATTCGCAAAATAGATAGTGCGTTAGTGATTTCCTGCTTCATGTTCTTGTATTCCCACTCTGCAAGTCGCTCATGCTCACGCTGAGGCTCTTGTGGGAAGTCTGCGCCTGTTGTATCAACATCAAAGTCAATGTTGAGTGTGTTAGCCCATGTGCGGTGATTTGTGCGGAAGTTAGAAGCCTTCTTGATGTTAGCAATAGCGTAGTCAGTTAGAGCCTTACGATACTTCTCGTATTCCTTCTGATACTTTGCTTCTACTTTTTCCTGATTTGCCATTTGTGTTTCAAGTGTAGCCAACTTAGTTTCAAGTGCCTTGATAACCTTTGGTGTTGCTACCTTAACTGTGATTGCTCTTGCCATGTGGGTCGTTTCCTTTTCTGTTAGGGGGTTAGGTTGAGCAGTTTTCATTCATGCTCAGGAATAACTATTTAGACTACTTAGCCGTCCAAGTTGTGTAGCGTGATGAACCATTTACATCTAACTTAACACGAACATTACCATTAGCCTGTGGGTTAATCTCGGTAATGATACCTGTAACCTTTGACTTCTGTGTTGTGAAAGTGTCGCCTACCTTGTATGTTGCTGTTGCTACTGCCATTTGTTTATTTCCTTTTCTGTTAGGGGTTTTTCTGTATGTATTAAGTGTAACATTTTTTCTGACATTTTCCAAATCCATTTACTAATAATCTCAAAATGTGAGACATTATTAGTGTGATTTAGGTCACTTGCTTGTCTTGACCATAGCGAAGCGGTGTGCGCCATTTGCAAGTTGCAATGAAACTCTAGTTAGTTTAGAATTGATTGGTGTAAAGTTTTTAATTCGTCCTGTTACACCTGTCTTGCTTGTTGTGAATAGGTCACCGATTTGGTAAGTGTATCCGTGAAGTGTCATTTGGGTCTTGCCTTTCGTTGTGGGGGTTAATTGCTTATAGTATAAGTCTAACAGAAAAATGTCAGAAATACCAATTCTAAGGGGGTTTTTGGGTGTGTCCTTAATCACATCTTAAAGGCGTGTCCAAACTTGACAAATCAAAAAAAATCTCCGGCCCTTTCGGGATCATTGAATAAGAAATATAAAAAACAATAACCAAAATAAAAATATTATTTGAAGTGAATTCACTCTAACTCATTTCTTAGTCGCAGAGAATACGACATCACTCTTAGAGTATACACAAAGTGAACAAGAAACGCAAGCAGAGCCTGCATTGCTAATTAATGGAATGCGTTTTGCATTTTCAGGACACTTAGCGCCAGGTTTATTTGTTAACGCTTTCATGTCTGCCTGGCCCTCTGCAAAATTCTTAGCAAGGTATGCTAATTTAATTCCATGCTCAGTTTTTAGACCAATTCCAATTGCTTTGTTTTCACTATCAGTGGAATAATATAAAGATAGATTAGGCTGGTCCTTAAGCATAAGCGCTGCAGATTCTACACGAGTGTATACCCAAAATTGTACAAAACGATAATCCATGATTACTTGCTTCCAGGCATATGCATATGTATCGCTAAAGAAATCTCCGTCCCAGTGGATACGGAATAGCAATGGTGCGTCTTTCTTTGCACAATCTTTAATAAAATCTACGATCATTTCCTTAAGTAGGATGACCATAGTTTCATAGTCTGCGTCTTTGAGTAGGTCCCAGTTATGGAGTAGGTTAGTCTTTACTCCTGGGAATATCTTTTCCAATTTACCTGCATAGCAAACAGTCTCGCAGACAGTCGTTGCGCCAGGACATGAATAGTTCTTTCCTGCGGGTAGTCCGAAAGTGTTTGCGATACTTGCTTGCTTTCCATTAGGTGTGACAAGGTTAGCCACCTTTCTATCTTTAGAGCGCAGTAGTTTAGCAGTCAAGGCCAAGGCTCATTTCTAACGCAATGTCTTCGTTGTATGTTGCAGACATTTCTTCCAATAGGCAATGGGTGCACATTTCTTCAACCTCATCGACAGAGTTTTCTTTGCATGAGGGGCAAGTAGTTTCATAGTATTCATCTAGGTATTCATCGTTTTCGAATGTCATGGGGGCACGACCTTTCTTAGTTGTTGTTATATTTTAAGTGTAGCATTTCTGACTGACATTTTCTACCCTTGCGAGTATATTTCTTTTTAGAAGGCACGGCAGAGGCAGCGTTGCTACGGCGTAGTTCCATAAGCCTGCGTAATTCCTCTGGTGTTTTCTTCATATAATAATCTTAGCACACTAGGGAAAAAATATCAACTTCTTAAATGTGACAAATCTCACACTAATCACGACACGCCCGAACGAGCCGGAAATTTTTGTGCGGGGAAGCACACAAAAACTTTTTAAACTATTCTTCTTCTTCTTCAATAAAAACATATAACGGAATTGAATCAGTGTAACTATACTGTGTGACTTCTCTTTCACCGAATTCGTTTTCTGTTTGTATGTCGTAGTTATCTCCTGTTGAATCACTTTCAATAAAAGTAACTTCAACTATGTCGTCACCAATTTTAATTAAATCACCAAGCATTAGTTGGTCTGGTGTTAAATCATCTGCGTGGATCAATTCCATAGTTTCCATTGTATCAGACATTTAGTCCTCCCAATCAGGTAGCCAGAATGATAAGTGATGCTGTTCAACAATCGCACTTGCAGGGGCTTGAGTTTCTCCACGATAGAGAATCTGAAAGTCACCAACCTTTGGCATATCAATCATGCGCTGATAGTCTTCGTCATAGTAGGCGTCGATGGCTTCGATGCATGGCGTTACCATTTCTGCGGGGACTGGAGGATAGTGATTACCCTTTAAGTGATAAAGAATCTGAGTCTCAAGGTCCAATACTGTATCCTGAATTCCTAATGCTGTTACTGCTCCCATTATGCAACCACCTTTACTGTTCCGTTTCGATAAAATAACTTGGTGTAACACTTGCCTGTTGGCGTGTGCAGATTAACTGTGCGATATTCTTTAGCCATTCCCCAATCGGTGAATAGAAAGAAGTTCTCCCATGCGCCATATTCTTTTTCATAGCGTTGTGTCCAATGAGGGGCTTCGCCGTCATAGGCACTTGTGATTACATATTCATAGTCCATTAGTTAGCCTCTTTCGTTGTAAATAGTGCGCCTTCATTAAGTAAGCCTAACTCTAAATTAAATAATTCATCGCTATTGGCTTGTGCTAAGTCTATCCAACCTGCACCATCGTTGTCCATTCTAAAAATCTCAATGTATCCCATTAGTGTTGTTCCTCGCAATCAGTAGAATAATCAAACTCACAATAGTAGCAACCCATTTGCTCGCCATGCTCTTTGCAGACATAGACAAACTGGCTTTCGTCACAACAAAATTTAATTTCATCTTTAACAAAATAAAATTCGTTTTGATCAATGTATTCCTTTATCATTATTCACCAACCTTTACTGCGAGATAGCGGTATGTATCTTTAATTGAATTGTAGGGGCGTACTTGAACGAAGTATGTATCGCAATCCTTGTACCATACATTATTATTTAATTCAGCGGAGATAATTTCTCCCTGAACAGAGTTAGAGCGATAGGACTTGCCCACTAAGAGGCTTTCGATAGTATAGACATTTGCTGACATTAGTTGTCACCTTTCTTTTTCTTGATAATACTATCCTAGCCTATGGGACTGACATTTCTCTACTTACTAGGCAGTAATTCCAAACTTTGAGACGCTCAGGCCATGTGATAAGGGTCACACCAAAATGTCCGTTTTGTCTGTCAAATCGACACGCCGTAAACTGTGAAAATTTTTCTTTGATCTTAAACATAGTGTTTCCCACACCCTGTGGATAACTTTCAGGGCCGGAAAATTTTTGAGCAGTTTTGAATCTTGCTCAGGATCACAATTTACTTTTGCAAATCGTTTTTGATTTCTTGCCAATCTTCTTTTAGCATTGGCAACATCATGCGGAATAAAACAAAAACGCTACCAACTAAAAATAGTTGAACGATTGTTGTGATTAGTCTATTCATTACAAGCCTCCATAAATTTTTCCATTTTGAAATTTGGGTTATCTTCTGCGAACCAAAACGCAAAGTCATCGATTAAAATATCTAATCGGCAAGTATCGCCTTTTGAGTGCTTTGAAATAATTTTAGCAACCTCTATGTAGTCTTTGCGAGTCATCATTATGCAACCCCCACCAATTCTAGGAACATTTCAGTGCCCCCCTCATTGATTACATAGACTTGCTTTTCAATTGAAGCCCAAGACATATCTTCGATGTCTGGCATTAGTTCATCAATTGCGTCAGTGTTCATTTTGATAAACTGTTCTTTGATTGCAACAATTTGCGGTAGGTAGCGAGAAGTCTCGGCCACCTTTGAAATAAACTGATAGCCCTTATGTTCAAAAGGGAAGATAGCGAATGCAACTTTGTTAGTCATTAGAGAGTAGCCTTTCCACGAAGTGTTCCAGAGATTGAGAGAGCGTCGCAAGACACTTTGAGAGCAACGCCTACTGGCAACTGCTGAGGATACTGCGAGATGAATTGAGCAACTGCACCCTTTGAAGGAAGTGCGATTGATTTTGTTGAGCCATTGAATGACTCTAGTTTGATAATGTAGTTCATGTTGAACCACCTTTCTTTGTTTGTTTGTATAATTAAGTATAGCAGGGGGGTCTGACAAATTGGGCACTTATTCGCTTAGGCTCACTGTGATACTAGTCACATTTATTTGCTAAGGCTCATTGCTTTATTTAGACATTATTTAATTGTATAAGAGAATCTTATCACAAAAATGTCAAAAAGTCAAGTCTAAACACGGCGTGTCGTATGTGATTAATCTCACATTGGTTATACACAGCCTGTGGATAACTTTTTGGAGGCCGGAAAAATTTTGCAGAGTTTTATTTCTGCAAAACTATTTTCTTTATTTAAAATCTTTAAAAATTTCTTCTAAAGTTTTTATTTGCTCATCATTTAGATGATCGATGTTGATTGCATTTGCAAATCCAAATAAATCTTTTTCCATTTTAGTTTTCCTCAATTTCTATTTCTAAACAATTTGTTTCTAGATTTTTTAGCGGGGTATTGTAGATAAGGTAAGTTGCCTCATCTTGGTCAACGGCATCAACCTCAACGGCGATTGTATAAATAAACTTAGGCATTAGCCACCTCCTCAATGTGGAAAGCGTCGAACTTAGCAATTTCATCTTCGCTAAGCGGGTAGAGTGATTTATTTAGAGCAAATACCGCTCTCATCTCATCTTCTGCCTCTACGACATAAGAAATTAGCACATTGTATTTAGTCATTATTTGACCTCCTTATAGAGATAGTCCCATGCCTTACGGCACATCAAGATAGATTGGCAATTATCACAACAGATAACACCATGTGGGTTAAGGTCTACATCATAGACATCAACAGGGGCGGAAGATTTGCCACATACAGAGGCAAGGTTAATAAATGTGCTCATTTATTTAAGTCCTTTCGTTCTTTTGATAATTCTTTTATCATTGCATACAGCGCAGATAAGGTGGAAAGTATTTTTAAACCATCGCTCTTTCCATAGTAGCGAATTACATTTAGGACAGGCGCTCATTGAGACACCTTCCAATTTGTCCACATAGGTAGACGCTCTGGGTCGGTATCGTTATACCAACGCTCAATGTTTTGTTCACACACTTCGCAGAATGTGAATTGGTCATCTCCTACCATAGAGATAGCAGATTTATTAGGGGTGTGTGATTTACACACTTCGATTTTTGTTAGTGTTATCATTTTGATAACCTTTCTTTAAGGGGCTTACTTCTTTTTCAACCTTGTATACATACAAGTATAGCAGGGGGGTCTGACATTTTGAGGGGTACAAAACGGACATTTAGGAAATAAGGTATTGTGAATCACATCACATTTTTAGGGGAATGATAACAATAGCGTAACAATGCCAAGATCATCGGCGTGTTGACTTGACAAAAAGAGGCCGGAAAAAATGTGGGCTAAATCACATTAAAAATGTCCGATTTGTCCGTGTCTAAACTTGACTTTTTGACATTTCTATGCTATACTTACAGTATTAAGAAAAATTAAATAAGAACAAATAACTACTAAAGAAAGGTGTTCATTAAATGAATACACTAGATAAAAATACAATCAAACACTCTAAGTTCGGTCACCTTGACCTAGAACAGCGTATCCACCTCGCTGCAACTATGGTTGCTAATGGTGAGGTAGTATCTTTTAGAGGTGCTAGTGCTGAAACCTATCGCAAGGTAGAGGCTCTCGCTAACAAGATTAAGTTAGAGCGTGAGTTCCCACAGTGCCCATGTGGAGAGTGCGACTAATGCACATCTACCTATGCGACTCATGCAATACACTCGCTACCGTTATCCAAGAGGGTAACACAATAACATTAACCCCCTGCCTATGTACTAAGGAGAATAAATAACATGGAATGCATTATTAGAAATTGCGAAAGCACACAGTTAGTTTATAGCGGAACAGATGCGTTCATGCTAGGCATACCAACAGAAAAGGTTTGCTATGACCATGCCAACATCTATGCACAGGTAAGTAACCTAGTAGATGCTCAGTGAATTAGATAGGCGCAGAGCGCACCTCGCAAGCGGGGGAACAATAAGCAATTATGACCGAAGCCATTACAAGAAAGAAGAAAAAATGATTAAAGCAACATTAACAACAACACAAGGCTCTACACGAGGAATGAATTTCGATACTAAGGAGCATCTCCTAGAGTTCATCGAATTGTTTGGTGCCACACTACCCATCGGCACAGCCGTTAACATTGACGCCCCACTAGTAGGGATACACAGTGGCTGGATACAGGGTAGCGCACCCAAAATGTAGTGCGTAGTGTATGCAAGATCGATAGTGTGTCTATTATGGGCGCACTATTTTTTTTGCATTGTTTTCTACATATCATGTATCATACATCTGAACAAAATATTCAGATTTTAGCCTATTTGGTTTTTGCCTCTGGTGTATAATAAAGTTATGACACATAAAGAAGGTTTTGACTGGCCCTATTTCTTTAGACTATTAAAGAAAAGAATAGAGGGCAATCACATACCAAACCCAGACAAGAATAACTCATACTTTGTGGTCACTAGCAAAGCGGTAGAAGATGTTGCGCTAAACGAATATAACAGTTTTATAAAAGATGCTGGTTTTAAAAGATTGGGCTATGCGGTTGGATCTGGTTTGTTCACTGCAGAAGAGCCAGGGCATATGAGAAATAAAAAAGAAGTGTCTCCAGCATTCGACAATGATCATATTAAAAAATATGAGGGTCAAGCATCACCAATTGTAGACAAGATCATATCTGGCTGGTCTGGAGAGATCAATGTTCGAGAAGAAATGAAGTTTATTGTTTTTAAGAGCGTTATGGAAATATTTTTTTCAGAAAACGCAGATGATGATTTTGAGAAAATAAAAAACAATATCGCAGTAGTCATGGATGAAGTTGCTTTTAACTTTAAGTACGATGGTTCGGGGGAAGCAACAGAAAAAGTCCACGAAGTATGTAGAAACATAGTAGATAAAAGACTGGCATCTAAAGAAGTAAAAAATGATTTTCTGGATATGATAATTAACTCATATAAAAATGGAAAAATAGATTTTGAAGACCTTTACGCAGAGACACTTTCTTTATTTGTGGGCAGTTATGAATCAACAGCACATACTCTAGAATGGGCAATGTACTATTTGGCGACAAACAAGGTTTGGCAAGAAAAGTTATCTGAAAGAGAAAATTTGGAGGCATTCATAAAAGAGGTTTTGAGAATGTGTCCTGCTATCTGGAATAGCCAGAGAATTGCGACGGAAGACGTAGTTGTAGATGGAACCCTCCTTCCTGCTGGAACCAAAGTAACCATAAGTTCATATGCAATGCACAGAGATGAAAAGGTTTTTGAAGATCCAGACTCATTCAAACCAGAGAGATGGCTAGAAAACCCTAAATTGGCAAAGGGAGAGTATTTCCCATTTATGTTTGGCAAAAGGCAGTGTGTCGGTAAAGAATATGCCTTAATGCAGTTACGCCTAGTAATAGGGAAAGTTGCTGAAATGTTTGATCTCGAACTGCTAAACGATAAAGTCCATCACATTGGCTCATTGGCGCTTAGAACAGACACCCCAATAAGAATTAACGTAACAAAAAAATAATTTTTCAGATTCTGATATAATGGACATTATGGGCATATTAGACAATTTCGAAAACGCTTTAAATGACGACTTTGAGTTTGAATCAAAACCTATCGTAGAAACCGACGCTATGGGCAGAGAAGTCTTTTGGCAGGACATGGGCAGACCAGAAGAGCCAAATCTCGCTGTAAAATTATTTTCAGAAACCTGCTGTACTAACTGCAGTTGCGGAAACTAGTTTACTTAAAAACGTCTTTAACTTCTAGATCGTCATAGATCAAATTAAACATATAATGTAGCGCTGGATATTGCGAATCGATATTTTGCAGAATATCTGGCTGATTCATTCCAGTTTGTCTCATTAGATTTGTATTATATACATTTACCGTATTAATCATTGTTTCAATAACTTCTTCTTTTGTCATACCCATTCCTTTTCTTGGTCATATGTAACTGAATACTCTCCAGTGAATATCTCAGCATATGAAATGATATCTCTATTATACCTTATAACGGTTTCTATGCCTACTTTGTCACATACATACTTCGTACCCTGGACTAGTGGCTCAAAACTCATCTCCTGGGCTTCTAGGGCCTTATTAAGGGTATTCAGGTATCTTTCCTTGCCGTATCTTTTAGAAACAAATGCTTGATCAACATAATCAAATCTTGCTTGTGCATCATTTCTTTTTGCAATGTCCGAATTGTCTATTATGTACTTTGTTGCAAGATGTTCCATCCGTGTAGACCAGTTTCGCATGTTGTCGCTGTATTTCTCCATGTTCTTGAGAGTTGAATCAGCGAAAGCCATGCGTATAAGGTCTTGCTCGGAGAGATCAGCCTCTGTTGCGAACGAAACCAAAAAAGCGGTTGCGAAAGGAAACTTGTCGCTATATGTCGAAACGCCGAAGTGCACATTCGGATTGAACGACTCAACTGACATATTATCTTTTAAGAGTCGCATATGGTTGCCAAGAGATACATACTCTTGTCGATTCATATCGCAGTCGACGAACAAGCATTCTTCTGGATTGATACCGTCGGCGAGACATAAAATATTTTTATCATATGAACCCACTATTTTCGAACCGTTAAAACGCTCTAATAATTTTGCGGTCATAAAACCATCCATGTCAGGGGATATAATTAAATTCTTAGAATACTTCAATGTGTCTAGTATGTCTGTTTTCATTTTTGCAAAATACCCCTTATAATAACTTTTATGGCGCTTAACGAATGGCTTGGTCTAATCCTCACAACTTTATCAATTGTAGCACTTTCCGCAGGGGCTGTCAAGAAGTATATTGATGCTAAGTTTCAGCCAATAGCACATGTTGTCGAAGAAATTCGGGCAGAGACTAAAACAAATGGTGGATCTTCAATGCGTGATGAAATTAAGTATATAAAGAAAGAACAAGAAGAAGCAAAACAAATTCGCCAAGAATCAAATGAAAAATTAAACCATATGTATGATATTCTATTAGAGTATATCGCTAAATCTAAGTAACTATATATACTATATATAAGATAGTTTTAAAAACTATAATGATACTCTTTTCTCTTATATATATTTAAGTATACACCATCCAAATACTGGCATTCTATTCCAAAAGTAACAAAACGGACATTGGCTATTATAACAATTTGATAACTTTTAATATAATGTCCATTTTATCCCTATATGGTATAATTTATTATTGGCTAATACCTTGGTTTGTCCTATACCCACCAACCTTGGTATTAGTCATTTTTTATGGTATAATCAAGATTATGACTATGTGTGGACCAGAAATATTTGGAGCAGATCCTGCTCACATTAAATGGAATGTTGTAAGAGGTGATACCTCTCCACTCAGAATTGAATTTTTAGAAGATGATGAGATAACTCATTTTGACACTTCTGGCTGGACATACAAAGCAACTACATATGACTCAAAAACAGATTTCCTAGATGAACTAGAGGTAACCCCTGGAGAGGGATATGTCGACATTCTGGCACCATCATCAATTACAGAACTTTGGGGTACAGGATATAAGAGTATGGTTGCTGAACTAGTTTTTGATCTACAGGTAACTATCGATGATGAAACAACATGGACACCAGTTATTGGAACAGTAGCAGTAATTGGCAATGTAACTGGGAGTCTCTAATGGCAGTAGTTAAAATATCAAACCCAAGACCTGAGTTGCCTGCAATTATTAAAATTAAAAGCAAAACCTTTAAAGTAAATAAATGATATAATCATTTTTATGACAACTCACTCAAACCCACAACTTAGCAACACAGAGGCCACACGCCTTACTCCAAATGGCATGCACTCTGGTATGGATATTACAGTTCAAAACCTAAGCGACACTTCTTATGTGTACCTTGGTGGAGAAGGAGTTAATCAAGAAGATTTTGGATACCGTCTAGCACCAGGTGCAGCATGGTCTGTTGAACTACCTGGCCTAGATGCACTTTATGCAATTGCTGACACAAATGGGATATATGTTGCAGTTCTTAAGACAGGACTTGAATAATAATGGCACGGTTTACTACAGCAGGTGGAGAAGGATCTGGAGCACCAGGACCACAAGGTCCACAGGGTATTCAAGGTGAACCTGGAGAAACTCCAAACCTTTCATCATATGCAGGAGATATTCTTCCATCATTAGATAACACATATGTTTTGGGTAATTCAGATAATAGATGGAAGTCTATATCTATTGGTGAAGGAACTATTTATATTACTGACGCTACCCTTGGAACAGAGGTCGGTCTTACTATTGACAACGGTATATTTTTTATTGACGGTATTGCACAAGCACAGTTGACAGATCTTTCTGTTACCAATTTAACTTTTGCAGATAACAGTGTGCAGACAACTGCTTATACAGGTGCTGCTGGAGTAAGCGGTAATGGAGAGGTCACAAGATGGTCTCCAAACTTTAGAGCAACTGGTTTAACATTTACTGGAACAGGTGCTACATACCCAACATATAATTCACACTATGTTAAGAATGGTCGCTCTGTTACTTTTTTTATTGAGATTGATATGACTACCGTTACAAATTTCGGTACTGGACAATACATTGCAGAACTTCCATTTATGCCATTGACAGGAACAATGAATCATTTTCAAGCATGGTCACTAGTTGATCCAGCAGTAAATCCAGATATTTCAGGACATGTGGTTTTGCAAGCAGATCATTTAGCAAATACTAAAGATCTTGATTTGCATTACTTAAAGCAAGCAGGTGGTGCAAACTCTCCACTAATGGAGGCCCTATTTAAGCAGGGTACGCCAGCAACTTTAACCACATCAAGCAAGATTTATATTAATGGTACATATATAACTGCTGAATAATATCGTGAGATAATACAGTTATGGCTGTTTCTAAATCAATGGATTTCCCAGGTGCAAAAAAATCTTCTTATGCTGCACAAGTAGAGCAAAGTCAATCAACGGGTCTGCCAGATAACACTTTGTCCTTTCTTCCTGTGCCAGGACCAGTAGGACCACAAGGACCATCAGGTAGAGACGGCAAGGATGGCAAGGAAGGTCCAGAGGGGCCAGAAGGAAAGCCAGGTACAAGAGGTGCCCAAGGACCAGCAGGTAAAGATGGAGCAAGTTCTTTATCATCTTCAGGACAGCAGGCAGGCTGGGCTTCTTATATAAATGCTTTTGATAAGCAAATAAAACTTGGCATATCTCAAGGAGATGATGGTTGGGTTACTCTTCTTCTAGACACAAAAGACAAGTTCCAAAATGAGACATATCTTCCTAAAGGTTGTACTAGTCTTTGGAATAGCCATCAAAGAGCCCTAAACTTTCACGGTATAAAAGAAGGATCTCAGATCTTTGTAACATACAACTTTGAACTAACAACCTATACTCCAAACACAGAGGTTTGGCTAAGGACATACTTTACAAAGAAAAATCAGGAATTTGTTCAATTTGTTGGTTCTTTAAAGTATCAGAATGTCTACAATTTGTCAGTTACACAGAACATATTTATTGAAGACAGGGATATGTGGGCAAGTGGGGCAGTCCCACAAATTAGAACAGATTTTGATGCATCTGTAATTCTCAATTCTGTCTATGTCAGCGTGGTATAATAAAAACATGGCATTTCCAGCGACCTATGACTTTAACTACTATAAGGGTGATACCTATGAGTTTCGTATCTACCCAAAAAAGAACGACGGTACAGTTTTTAATCTGTCGTCCTACCAAATTGAGTCAAACACATCAAGCACAATAGATAATGTTACAGACTCTATAGCCCCATACGATAGTGCAAGGTTTACAATTTCTACCGCAAGAGGTACTGCTGGAGTAGAAAACAAAGTTAACTGTTATGCAAGAATTTGGGATGATGGAACACATGTTCGTTGTGCAATTAGACCAGAAGATTCAGCAACTCTAGTTGCTGGGACAGAATATGTCTATGACGTAGAAGTTGTTAAGCCAGCAGGCACTGCAGGAAATCCAGAGTCATATTCTCTTGTTCACACACTTTTAACTGGCAAGATAACAATTACTGATCAGGTAACTGGAGCATAGCCTTGGCAGACATACTTTTATCTAATGATGATTTAACAGTTTTTGGTGGACCAGAAACGATTAGTTTAGATTTAGATTTTGGACCAACTGGAGACCGTGGAAGCATTATCATTGGTGTTCAAGGTGATCCAAGAGAAGCAAGTGTCTCTAATGCAATTTCTCAAGATGTTCAAGCATTAGATGTTGCTATAGACTATAGTCCAAGTTCTGATACGTACAAAACAGTTTTCCAAAATGTTGCAACGCCAAGTGGAACTCAGTGGACTCCTCTTGTAAGTTTGAAGTCAAACTTTTATTCAGAAACTAAGGGACCATTAACTCCAGTAAATGGTAAGTTGACTATTTCTCCAATAAACCTTGCAAGCATATATGACATATCAGAAGGAACAGTTAGTTCTTTAAGGTTTTCTGTTCAATACTCAATATCATCACTAGAAAGCGCTGGACCACTGGCAACAAATTTAATTATAAAAGATGTAGATACTACACAGGGCTTTATTGCCCTACCGCTTGAAATAGAGGGAGTGGAATATTTAGATGGAGCATGGGTGCCTATGACTGGCGAAAAGTATGTTCATCTTTTTATTACGGTGGTATAATGAAACAGGGTGATCTATAGTGGCAGCAGAAAATATTGACAATACCGTCGACGGTAGTGGTTTCTTTCCCACAAAAGTCCCAGGCCTTTCAGATGCAGCAGATATTCAGGCAGCGCTAAGGCTTTACCACTATGGATCATATACATATGATGGTGCTAATACAAATAAGGTAAACCTTGTAAATCCTTCTATTGCTAAGCATCTTCAAAACCTTGTAGATGCAGATGCAGCAGAGGTGGTAAATAGAAATTCTGCTATTTCAACACATAATGCAGATACCGCAGATGTCCACGGGATAGCAGATACATCTCTTCTAGCAACAAAGTCTTATGTAGACACTGGAATTACTAGTGCAATTAACGGTGCAACTGGTGCATACTCAGATCTTGCTGGAAATGGCATTGACTGGAATTCCGTTGATGAAAGATTTGATATTGAGCCAAAGATTTTAAATTTTTCAACAGCAATAACAAAAAATACTTCATTTACTCTAGAAGAGGCAGATGTAAACAAGATTATCCTTTTAGACACATCCTCTTCAATGACTTTGACAATTCCGTCAAATGCTTCAGTGGCAATTCCAGTTGGATACCAGTATAATTTTATTGAAATTGGAACAGGAAGAACAACATTTGCTCCAGACTCTGGTGTTGTCATTGGAAGCAAAAACTCTCAACTATTTTTAGATGGAAGATACAGTAAGGGAACAGTCGTAAAGGTTGCAACAGATACATGGGTTTTGTATGGAGACATATATGAAGGATCAAGTTCTGTAACCCCAGCAGTTACTCCTGCTGTAACACCAGCAGTAACACCAGCAGTAACACCAGAAGTTACTCCAGTTACTCCAGTTACTCCAGTTACTCCAGTTACTCCAGTTACTCCAGTTACTCCAGTTACTCCAGTTACTCCAGTTACTCCAGTTACTCCAGTTACTCCAGTTACTTGTGGAGCATGTGAATCGTACGAGGTTGTACAGCCAACATGTAATGGGGAGGATTCTTATGAAGGCATCTATGTTGGAACGAGAAAGACCTGCTCTGATGGTTCATACGAAATTTGTACACAGCCAACGTTTGACCGCTTTGGAAACCTGTTAGAAGCAAATGCTGTAAGTTGTGGTGGTTCAGGAGCAGTAACTCCAGCAGCATCATATAAGATTTATGCCCTATGTAATGGCTTCTCTGATTCTTTGTCAATTAATTACACAGGAAATAATGGACAGGACAACTACCCAACACCTGGCTCTGGATATAGCATAACAACTGGTACTACTTCAAGCCTAGGTCTTACAGATCAAGAAATTGTTGCAATTGTTGGTGTTCCTCCTGCATGTACTAACCCTTATGCATCTGTAACACCAGCAGTTACTCCTGCTGTAACACCAGCAGTTACCCCAGCAGTAACTCCTGCAGTTACTCCAGCAGTTACACCTTCTGTAACTCCTGCCACAACTTGGTATTGCACAACCAAATACTATATTAATGGACTTCCAGTAGAACAGTATGAATCTTCTACAAATGATACTGCAAACGTATGTGAAAATTATCACACAGAATGTTCTCAGTCAACTTATCCTGGAACACCATCTAGACCTCCAGCATGTAGTGTAACACCAGCAGTAACACCATCAGTAACACCAGCAGTAACACCATCAGTAACACCAGCAGTTACTCCTGTAGACTGTACACCAGTTTATTCATATAATGAATATCGTTCATCATGTGGAGGATCTGTAGCAATTTATGTAAATCCATGTACTGGGGCAGAGTCCTATACTTGTCCAGGAGTTACCCCAGCAGTAACACCAGCCGTTACCCCAGCAGTAACACCAGCAGTAACACCAGCCGTAACCCCAGCCGTAACCCCAGCCGTAACACCAGCATGTACTCCAAACTGTCAACCAACAGGAAATTATGTCTGTGCTGGATGGGCAGCAATCTACTCATACTATGATGCCAATGGTTGTGGTGCATGTGCAAGCGTTACAGATGACTACGGTTGTGCATAAAAAATATTTTATGATATACTAATTTAAAGGAGAAAAAAATGACACAATTTGTATTAAAAATAGACGAAGATTTAGTAGATTTTATTTATATAGAGACAGATAAAGACGGCAATACAGTTAATGATCAAGAATCAGAGTTGTTAACTGTTCTTAGTTCAGATCCTTCTGTGGTAGACATGAGCAATTTAACATATATCCCATACCTGGATTCAGAATGGGATGGAACAGACTTTATTGATACTGAAAATAGAGATGTTGTAGATATTCAGGAGTCTAAGGTGCAAGATAAGAAGTTTGCATTTTTAGTTGATGGTAAGTATAAGTTTTTTTACGGCGTAGTAGACTCAGAAGAGAATGCAATGACTATTGCTGCTCTTTCTAGCAGCCCACAAGTTCTAATAAAGGAATAGTTCTAGTGTCAGAAAACCTGAGTGCTTGGGAAAAGTATAAGCAAAATCTTGGAGATACTAGACCATGGGATTTAGTAAACCCAAAATCACAAAAAGTAGATTCAGAGCATGCTGAGGAAAGATATCAAATATGTCTGTCTTGCCCAGAATTAATAAATTTAACAAAGCAATGCAAAAAGTGTGGATGTTTTATGTTTGCAAAAACTAAACTAGAATTGGCAACATGCCCGTTAGGAAAATGGTAATGAATAGAAAAGAATTAGCGCCAGGTATATTTGTTTATTCTGATGTTATTAAAAACTTTAGTACCTTTTGTGCTGATATCGAAGAGGGTATGGTTAGTGCACGTATGGAGTGGTCTCCATCTTCAATTAAAAGTGGTGAGACAGTAAAAATAGATACGGACTACAGAGACACAATGGCTATAACTGTGCCATATAACGAAAATATTATTGAGAATTATTCAAATCTTGCTGAGGCATTTTACTTAAGTTTGTCAAACATTTTTCTTTCAGCCTTTTTGCCAGCAGAGTTTGACTATAAATCAGAGCATAATTTGGAAACAACCTGGCATGACGGCTATAGTATTTTAAAGTATGGGAAGGGTCAGAAGTTTACAAACCATGTTGACGATCACAAAGACTACCACCGAAGAATGTCCTTGGTATATTATATAAACGATGACTATACTGGTGGAGAAATACGTTTTCCAAGGTTTGGAATAACCTACAAGCCAAAGGCAAATGAACTACTCATATTTCCATCAACATATGTTTACAATCACTCAGTACTTCCAGTTACAGAAGGAATTCGATATGCTGTAGTTAGTTGGTTAAGATGAAGATAGATATGTCAATAGTACAGCAGGCTATAGATGAAAATAGAATTCATATTTTTAAAGATGTCTTTACAGACCTTCCTTCATTAGACACAATAATGTCAGTAGTCTCTAAGTATGTTGATGAAGATTTGGCTGCTTTTCCAGAAAGATCTTATCTTTTAAATGATTTTGTTGAGGGAGAGTCTTCCGATATGAGACTTAAGTGTAGATTTTGGTCAAGAATGGCGTTTCAGTTGTTTGATCCAAAAGACTTATACATGTCAGCCATTCCAGAGTTGTCTCCAATAACAGAATGGGGTCTGTCAGAATACTCATCAAATATTTACCAGGGCAACTTCTGCCTAGTTTCTCTAATGAAAAATAGAGGGGTTGTTGGAAGCAAGCATAGAGACTATGTAGATCAGTTCCAATGGGTAGTTAAGGGTGAAATGATCTGGCGTACTGGAGAAAATCTAGAAAATGAGTACCATGTTGTTGAGGGGGACTTTATATTTGTTCCAAAAAACCTTGCCCACGAGGTTGAAACTATCAAGGCTCCAAGAGCAGCAATAAATCTTATTTTAAGAAACTAAAAAGCACCTACCAGGTTTCCCCAATAGGTGCCTTTAGTATTCATTACTACTTAGGGAATTTGCTCATCCACATTCTAGTCTTAGGGGTTATACCCTTCCAAGAAGACCAGTCGTCACCACCGCTTGTCATGTAGTATGCAATCTCTGCATTCTTTACGGGGTTGAACAGTTCGGCATTTGACTCAATGTCAAACTTGGTTCTACGATCAGGACCAAGGTCGTCAATCATATTGATTTGAAACATTCCATAAGATGAGTCACCTGTCTTATGGTTGCCGTTGTAGGCCAATGGTCGCCCATTAGACTCCTTTTTTGCTACTGCCCAAGCAACAACAAGGTCTTTACCATTGAAGCCAACTAGGGATAGTAGTTCTTTTAGTTCTAGATCAGTAAGAGATGTTTTGTTTTCAAAACTCTCTAACTTTTTTGCCTTAGAAACCAAAAAAACCTCTTTCGAGGTGGTTTCCGATGTCTGAGCCTGTTCCAGGCTAAGATTGTTCTTAGTATCAAGACTTATAGCAGCATTGGCAGTATTAGAAAAAACACTGACAAGTGCCACGATACTGAGTGTGCTAATGATCTCTTTGTTTCTTTCGATAAATTTAATCATAGTTTCCTCCTTAGAAAACAATAACACCCTGGTAGGTGTCTACTACCAAGTATAACACAAAATTTTATCAAAAGTCAACTTTAGATGGTGGTATAATAAAGATTATGCCTAATCAATCATCTAACTATCCTAGCATGAAGTATCCTATTTCTTCTGATCCAGTCAATGTTCACGGAGACTTTAAGGCTTTAGTTGATGCTTTAAATGATATTTTGCCACCGCTAGGAATGACAAGCGTTGCATCTCCAGTAAGAAATGGAAGTTCTTCTGCTCCAATTTTAGCGGGGACTCCAGTATTTATTTCAGGTAGTGTCTCTAATAGTGGACAACTAAAAGCAACTGTAGAAAAATATGATCCATCAAGTTCTAGTCACAACCCAGATGTTCCTATTCTTGGATTAGTCCAAGCAGATATTCTCCCTGCAGGAGCAGGAAGCATTGGCGACGGAATTGTTGTTGTATCTGGAATAATACAGTTAAACACAACTTCTCTTGGGCCAGCAGGAACAAGGGTTTATGTAAATTCAAGTGGAGCCCTTAGTGGAACTAGACCATCTACTGGCCCAGCAAGATATATTGGAGTAGTTGGAATTCAAGCAACAAAGCCGAATGGTGGAATGATAATAGTTCAGGCAAAAGGAAACGGTACTTGGGGTGCACTCAAAGACGGTTTGTCGTGATATAATAAAACTATGGCAAATCTAAGAGGATCTCAAACATCATATGATATAGGAAATAAACCTCCTACAGTTATTTGGACAGTCGTCCGTGGAGATACCTCTGGTTTTAAGGTTTATGTAACAGATGACGCAAAGCAGCCACTAGTCTTAAAAGGCGAAGGATCTGAATGGGACATTGCCATGAAAATCAAAAGACCTAATACTACTCCAGGAATTATTACAGACGACGCAACACTTGTATTGACAATAACTCCAGTGGCAGATGAAGATGATCTTGTTGGAGAGTTTACAGTTTGGCTTACATCAGAAGAATCAGCGCAACTTGAAACAGGAGACATCTTTGATATTCAGGTATCAGACCCAACAAGAGTATGGACAGTTTGCCAGGGTAGCATGAAGATTCTTGAAGATGTAACAGATTAATGGCAACAGCAGTAATACTTGACAACTTAAAAGTTAAGACTGAAAGCATATTCCCAATAGACTATCCTGAAGTTCGGATAGAAGACTTTACAAGAAAAACAATAATTACTGAGGTTTTGCCATTTAGAGTTAAGTTTACAGCAATTCAGATACAGGCTATTGGTTTGGGGAATACCCCAGCAATTCCTTTGCAGGTTATTGGATACAGCAACTATATTCTTTAATAATATTATTTTAAAAGAGGGGTTATAATTACAACATGGCAAAGATATCAATCCCAGGAGTTAAGAGCCTATTCCAAACAGGAGATAGACCTACTCAAGAAAACTACGAAGACCTTATTGATACCCTTTCATCCCAGTCAACAGACCTGGGTTCAGCGGGTAACAATGAGAACACAATCACAGGTATTGAGAACGTAACTGTTATTGATAACTTTGATGCAACAGTTTGGCGTATGGTTAAGTATATTATTTCAATATCAAAGACCACAGCAGGGGACAACAAGTTCTACGCAACTGAAATGACAATTCTCGTTGACGGTACAGATGTATCAGTCAGCGAATACGGAACAATCGACAATGATGGGAATATTGGCACCATTAATGTCTCTCGCACTGGAAATACCGTGGCCTTAACAGTCACTCCAGATACTGCGATCAAGCCAGTCACTGTACGTTTTGCACGTATGGGACTTAAGGCATAACTAAGGAGATATAAAAAATGGCAACAGTAAATAAAGATTTTAAAATCAAGAGTGGGCTTATCGTTGAAGGTACAACAGCAACAGTTAACGGTCACAACATTCTTACAGAATCTACATCAGGTGATCAGTATATCCTCAACCTTATTGGTGGAGAAACACTTGTAAAATCAGTTTCAAGCGAATTTGATGTTTCACAGGGTGGAGAACTTTCACTTGATCGTGGAGTAGTAGATGCTTACTATGATGCAGCAGGAGATGCAGCAGCAGCACAGGCTGCAGCAGAAGCAACTGCCTCAGCAGATGCAACTTCAAAGGCTAATGCTGCACAGGCTGCAGCAGAGGCTACAGCATCAGCAGATGCTACATCTAAGGCCAACGCAGCCCAAGCAGCAGCAGAGGCAACCGCTTCAGCAGATGCAACTTCTAAGGCAAATGCTGCAGAGTCAAACGCTAATACATATACAGACAACAAGATTAACGATGCTTCAAATGCTACAGATAAGGTTTGGTCAGCATACAAGACAAGCACAGAGATTGGTCTTGCTCAGGCAGCAGCAGAAACTCATGCAGATGAAGCAATCGCTGCACTCGTCGGTGCTGCTCCACTTGTTCTTGACACACTTGAAGAGTTGGCAACAGCACTTGAGAACAATCCAGATATTATTGCTGACCTTGAGAATGTTGCAGCAGGAAAGCAGAATACATTAACTGCTGGAGCAAACATTGATATTACAGCAGATACAATCTCTGTAACTGGTCTTGATACAGAAGATGTAGCAGAATCACCTGCTGGACCTCTTTACTTCACAAGCCAAAGAGCACTTGATGCTACAGCATCAGCATACGATGTAGCAGGAGCAGCAGCGACTGCAGAAGCAAATGCAATTGCTCATGCAGATGCGCTTACAACAGATGATGTTGCAGAAGGCATAAACAATCAGTACTTCACAAACCAAAGAGGACTTGATGCAGCAGCACAACTTTTGACTCAGGCAGAAACTACAAACATCACAATCAGTGGCACAGGCAATGGCCTTACTATTACTGCTGAAAATGGTGTGGCAGATTCTACAACTGATGATTTAGCAGAAGGCTCTATAAACAAGTACTTCTCAGATTCCCTTGCTCTTGGTGCAATCTCTGGCTCAAATATTCAACCAGAATCAATTGACATCACATGGGTTCGTCGTGAAGAAGCAACTTGGACAGGTGTCGCAACTGCTTCAACAGCAACAGTCCACTCATTTGGCACAAACGAGGGTAGCGTAAAGTACCTTGTTCGTGTAATTAGTGGAGGAAACTCTCATGTTACTGAACTTCTTGCAACAACAGACCAGAACAATAACGTAGCAGTTGTTGAGTATGGAACAATCTATACCTCAGAAAATCCATTGGCAACAGCAACTATTGTCTGGGATGGACAGTCAGCGTATAACCTAAACGTAACAACAGCAAATAACAACTCAGAGGTCCTTGTAGCAGCAACATTGCTTGCTTACAATGACTAAGTTTTAAAAATAAAAAATAGTTAGAAGAAGGAGTAGTAAATGGCAACAGTCGAAAAAGACTTTAAGGTCAAAAATGGACTAATCGTCGCAAACGGTGGTTCTTTTGGCGGGGCAGTTGAGGTAGGAGTACCTACTGAAAATGCTCACGCAGCAACTAAGGAGTATGTTGATTCAAGATCAATGGCCGTTGGCTCTACTGCTCCTTCTTCACCAACTAATGGTACACAGTGGTTAGACACTAGTACTAATAGGATCAATTTTTATTACAATGGAGCATGGTACACCCAGGCAACTATTGATGATACAAATAATCTTCCTCAGCACATTCACGATACCGCAATTGATGGAACTGGTTTCATAGTATCTCAGTTCTACGAAGGCGGATCATTCAACAGCCCATTGGGTGCAGGGTTGGATGCAGGTGGGCCCTCTACAACAGAGTGGACAGTTGTGTTCGACGGCGGTAGTGTAGTAGATAACTTCAACTAAAATTGATGTTATAATAAGATAAGTAATTGGGCAGCCCCCATAAGGAGAAATAAAATATGGCAACAAGAATGCAACAGCGCAGAGGTACTGCAGCCCAATGGACGGCTGCAAATCCAGTTCTAGCAGCAGGAGAAATCGGCTTTGAGACCGACACAAATAAATTTAAGATGGGTAATGGAACATCAGCATGGAACTCTTTAGCATACTTTGCAAATGCCACTGAACTAGCAGCAGCGATAGATGCAGTTGTTGGTATTGCTCCAGAAACACTAGACACATTGGCAGAAATCGCAGCATCACTTGGTGATGACCCAGACTTCTTGTCAGATCTAGCAACAAATGCAAGAGTTGATACAGTAGTCCTTAATGCTGAAGCAGCCCTAGTTTCAGCAAGAGAATATTCTGCAAACTCTCTTACAAGCCACCTAAATAACACAGAGAATGTACACGGAATTCCAAATACTTCAATATTGGCAACATTGCCAGATGTAGCAACTGCTAAAACAGAAGCAATAGTCGCAGCAGCAGATGATGCTACAACTAAGGCTGCAACTGCTAAATCAGAGGCCATTGCTGAAATTACACCAGCCTCCCTAGGTCTTGGCTCAGTAGATAATACATCAGATGCAAGCAAGCCAGTTTCAGCAGCACAAGAATACGCAATCGCAGCAGCAAAGACTGAAGCAATTACAGATGCAGCATCAGCAGCAGACGACAAGATATCTGCTCACAACCTTGATGATACCAATGTTCACGGTATTGCTGATACGTCAGTCTTAGTAACACAAACAGACCTTACAAACGCTATTAGCGGTGTTTCTGTAGATCAGTCAGCACTTGCTGGTACAGGCCTTGCATGGGATGGAGTTGCAGAGCAGTTTACTGTTGACACAACGATTGCAACCAAGACATATGCCGATAACGCTGTTTCAACACATGAAGCAGACACAACATCTGTTCATGGTATCTCAGATACAGCACAGTTAGCATACAAGAATGCAGCAAATCAGACATTTACAGGAAATCTAGAAGTTGACGGAAACCTTGTTGTTGATGGAGACATCACAGTTAATGGTGGAAGTTTTAACGCTTCAGCAACATCTATTACAATTGAAGATAACCTCGTACAACTTGCTCACCAAAATACAGCAAATACAGTTGACCTTGGTATCGTAGTTGGATACAATGATGGTGCAGCAAAGCATGCAGGTTTTGTAAGAGACGTATCTGATGCTAAGTGGAAGTTGTTTAAGGGTGTAACAACAGAGCCTTCTACAACAGTAGACTTTACTCAGGGATCACTTGATGACCTCAAGGTTGCAGCATTTGAAGCAACAACAGTAACCCCTTCATCTGGAATCGTCTTCTCAGACGGAACACAGACAAAGGTTGGAGTACCATCTGTTACAACAATTGCAACAGCAATCTCATCATCTTCAACACTTGCAGCGGGAGAAGCAGATAAGTTTGTTCCACTAACTGGAGCAGTTACAATTACTCTTCCTGCAACAGGATACTCAACTGGACAGTCAATTGACTTCTATCAGGAATCAGGTACAGGAGCGCAGTTTGCATCAACAAATAGCGTTGTTGGAACACCAGGTTTGAAGTTTAGAACTACAAACTCAGTTGTAACAGCAATGAAGACTTCAAGTGGATGGTTGGTCTTCGGAGACCTATCAGCATAATACGAATTAAAGGGAGAATAACATATGTCAAAGCAAGCAGGTAGAATGAGTCAAGGAGCAAACGACTTCTTGGCTCCAGGAACACCAACAATAACATCAGTAACAGATGTTGGAACAAATAGACCATATAATAATGGTGCAGTAGATGTAGCATTTAATGCAACAGGCGTTTACGCAGCATCATCTTATACTGTGCTATCCAGTAACGGACAAACGACTACTGGTTCTTCTTCTCCAATTCGTGTAGAGGGTCTTTCATCCGATACAGCGTATTCATTTACAGTAAAAGCAATCAATGCTGGTGGTGAATCTGCGTATTCTTCATCATCATCTAATGTGACTGTAACAACAGTACCAGCAAAGCCATCAGCACCATCAGCATCTTCGCCATCAGCAGGAACAGACTCTGTTTCATGGTCTGCTCCAGCAAATGGTGGAAAGGCTATAACTAACTATAGATGGGCATCTAATGATGGAAAGGCTGGAGATACTTCAGGAACATCTGTAAATGTCGGTCAAGAGCAAGGAACAGCACAGACTTATACTGTTTATGCAACTAATGCTAATGGTAACTCAGAAACATCTGATCCTTCAGGATCTGTTACTACTACATTTGCTGCTTTCGGTGCATTCGGTGCATTCGGTGCTTTCGGTGCATTCGGTGCATTCGGTGCTTTCGGTGCATTCGGTGCATTCGGTGCTTTCGGTGCTTTCGGTGCATTCGGTGCTTTCGGTGCATTCAATGCTTTTGGAGCATTTGGTGCTTACTTCAAGTCTATCAGTCTACACACCTTAGTTTTAACTACAGAAGGATATACACAGGCATCAAACCTTAAGGTTGGAGATCAACTTGTTTCTACAGAAATCCCTGGACTGGGAATGAACTTTACACTACAAGATGTTGCAAATTGGACGGGTAATCCATCAGAACTTACAATGGTTCCTGACAAGGTAACAACAATTGTTGGATTAGGCTCATCACAGGCAACAGAGTCTGTATCTGTAAACGGAGAATTTTATTCAGGAAACCACACTATGCTTGTAACTAGAGATGGCATTGCTAAAATGGTAACAAGTAGAGACCTACTTGAAACAGATCAGTTATGGTCTACAGACACAAATACCTGGACACCTATAACAGAACTAGTTATTTCAAGTATTCCTCACGAGGTTATATCTATTAACTGTGAGCCTTACGATATGTTCTATACAGACCACTTCTTGGTTTATGACGGTTATCAAATAGAAAACCAGTAGTCATGGTTCGTGTTGTTGATACTTCAGGATTTAAAGAACTTGAATATCCAGAACAGTTGAGCGGTTCTTGGTTTTACTATGTGCTGTTTGAGAATCATCCAAACCCAGATATAAGTGGAATATCTTGTATATACTTTAATGACAAATACCCTAGTGGTTCTGTGTGTATGGGAAGACATCTTTTAAATGATTATCCAGATGCATATTGCGTATTAGGAAAGTTTGATGATGAAGGAAATATGGCAACAGGAAGAATGTTTGTGGCACCACCACTAAGACAGCAGGGTGTTGCTTCAGCAGGAGTGGCCTACGGAGTAAGAATGATAGGATATCTGTTTAATAAAGAAGTTGTTCACTCGTATGGCTCAGAAATTGGAAATAAAACCTATGCTGCTGCTGCTGAAATTGGAAAACTTTCGTTTGACGGAGCAGAAATAGAAGAAGGCTTTCACATGAAAAAAGAATATTTTGATCAGCCTGTACATCCATATATTTTTTTTGGTAGAAGGTTCTCAACATGATAGATTATATAATTTCCAATGTAGAAGATAATGTTAATAACACAATAAGCACTTTAGTGCAAAGAATGTGTAAAGAAAATAAAATAAACTATATAAAGCAAGAATATAAAGTTTTATTTTCTAATGAAAAGATGCTTTTAAAATATAACAACATTAAATTTACATCTGGCTCAAAAAAAGATCTATCTTTTTATGGAAAGGTTTATAGAAATAAAAAGGGTAAAGTCGTTGAGAATATTTTTTTACATGATGATTTTATTGAATTTGAACCAAAAGAAACTGAACTGGTGGTGATCTCTGGAGGCATAGACAACTCAACAGTTGTAGATATTGATCAAGAGTTGTTGTACTTTTATGTTGCTCCAAGCCATTTGCTTGAGGTCCAAGACTCAAATTTGTGGCAAGCCCTTTAATATGCTATAATTAATATAAATGAAAGGCTTGTATGAATACTGTTAGATTTCTTCAGATGTATCCTCAGTTAACCAATATTGTTCCAGAGCCAGAACAGGCTACAAAGAATGTTCCTACATGGTATAAAGAGCAGCCAGCCATAGCGGGAAGCGATATACCAGATAGAGGCGTCATGAGGCTTACTGTAAAAAAATGTCAAGCATTTTTTGATGCAATGGCAATGGGCTATATGCTAAAGGTTCCATGTGACATATATATAGATACAACTGATGGAAATGTCAACATTCAACTTCCTGCTGCTATGAACAAATACTTTTCATTACTTATAAGCGAACACTCTCAAGAACAGGTTTCTCATTTACCAATAGACAAAGATGTATACTGTAATAAGATTCTAAGAATTCATCCTACATGGATGGTTCAGACTGATCCTGGATACAGCACATTATTTACAAGTCCAATGCATCAAAGCCCATCACCATTAAAGGCCATAGATGCAGTCGTTGATACTGATAACTATTTTACTGATGGGCATCTATCATTCTTGGTAAAGAAGAATTTTAAAGGAACTATAAAACAGGGAACTCCAATGTCTCAAATTTTTCCATTTAAAAGAGAAGAATGGACAATGGAATTAGATAAAAACTTTTCAACAAAAAAGGTAGAAGAGCAAAGTAATAAAGTTAGATCTACTTTCCAAAATGGGTATAGACTCAAGTTTTGGCAAAAGAAGATATTTAAGTAAAACTCTCAACAATACATTTAGGTAGAGTTTTGCTTTTTCAAAAACTCTGCTATAATTAAGACTATTCCGTTTTTGAAAGGACGATACACATGTCAGATTTTTTTAGTTTTAGACTTCCAGAAGATTTTGTAGAAAAGTACAAAAATACAGAAAGTCCATTTGGGTTTAAGGACGCAGCAGAAAACTCACTTGGAGAAATTACTTTTATTCGTACTTATTCTCGCATGAAGGAGGATGGAACTAAGGAGCGCTGGCATGAAGTATGTCGTCGTGTAATCGAGGGGATGTACTCGGTACAGAAAAACCATGCCAAGGAAAATCGTCTACCATGGAATGACTATAAGGCTCAGAAATCAGCACAGGAGGCATTCCAGAGAATGTTTGAGTTGAAGTGGACACCACCAGGACGAGGCATGTGGGCATTTGGAACTCCTATGACTATGGAGAAGAAGAATTCAGCAGCACTACAAAACTGTGCAATGGTATCTACTAAGGACCTTGATAAGAATGATCCAGGAGCCCTATTTGCTTGGGTTATGGATGCGTTGATGCTTGGTATTGGTGTAGGGTTTGATACAGTTGGACAGGATAAGAATTTTGCAATCTACTCCCCAACAGAACCAGAACAGATCTTTGAAATTCCAGACACTCGTGAGGGCTGGGTAGAGTCGGTACGACTTCTGATTAACTCTTACCTAAGACCAAATCAAAGCATCCAAAAGTTTAACTATGATTTGATCAGACCTCTTGGAGCGCCTATTAAGGGCTTTGGAGGCGTTGCATCAGGGCCTGCACCTCTTATCAAGTTACATGACCAGATAGACCGTGTAATCGGCTCCAGAGGCGGAGAAACACTAGACTCTCGTGCTATCGTAGACCTGGTAAACCTAATTGGCACTTGCGTTGTTTCTGGTAACGTTCGTCGATCAGCAACCCTTGCTTTGGGTACCGCAGGCGATGAAACATTTATGAACCTAAAGAATTCAGAGATGTTCCCAGAGCGTAACTCTTTTGATCCAGAAAACCCAGGATGGGCATGGATGTCTAACAATTCTATTTCAGCAGAAGTGGGAACAAAGTACGAAGACTATGTAGATTTAGTTACAGAAAATGGAGAGCCAGGGTTTATCTGGCTTGATGTTGCTCGTAATTATGGAAGACTGAAGGATGCGCCAGACGGTAAAGATTATCGTGTGATGGGATTTAACCCATGTGCGGAGCAGCCATTAGAGTCATACGAACTCTGTACGCTTGTAGAAGTGCACTTGAATCGTCATGAATCTAAGGAGGACTTCTTGCGTACCCTGAAGTTTGCATACCTTTACGGAAAGACTGTCACCCTTGTCCCAACACACTGGCCACAAACAAACGGGATCATGCAACGCAACCGTCGTATTGGTACATCACTTACAGGTATTGCATCTTTTGCAGATCAAAAGGGATTGCCAGTTGTTCGTGAGTGGATGGATGAAGGATATAACAAGATTCGTCACTATGATCATCAGTATTCAGAATGGCTCTGTGTTCGTGAATCAATTCGTGTAACAACAGTTAAGCCATCAGGATCAGTTTCAATTCTTTCTGGCGCAACTCCTGGAGTTCACTGGGGACCTGGAGGAAACTTCTTCCTTCGTGCAGTTAGATTTGGAAACACAGATCCAATGATGCACTTGTTCAAAGCAGCAGGGTACACAATTGAAGATGACGTAGTGTCAGCAAACACATCAGTAGTTTACTTCCCAATTAAGTCAGGTCATCCAAGATCTGAAAAGGATGTAACATTGTTTGAGAAGATTGCTCTTGCTGCAACCGCTCAGAAATATTGGTCTGATAATGGTGTTTCTGTAACACTTTCATTTGACAAAGAAACAGAGTCAAAGCATGTCGTTCCAGCGCTCCACATGTACGAAGGACAACTGAAGGCAGTCTCATTCCTTCCAATGGGAAATACTGTTTATCCTCAGCAGCCATATACTCAGATTACTGAAGAAGAATATGAGTCTTATATTGGCAAGTTGAAGCATATTGACTTTGGTGCAATTTATGATGGTGTTGATAATCTTGAGGCTCAGGGTGAAGCATACTGCACAACAGACTACTGTGAAATTAAAATAAACAAGTAGTCTTCTGTGGTAAAATAGACCTATAATGTCTACTCCATCAAACCTATACGCAGAAAAGGTGTTTGCAGAACACCCAATAGGGTTATGGGCTCTTGATGATAATGCCGACTATATTTCGTTAATATCAGAACAGCAAAGAGATCTGTCTGCTTGGAGAATTTTTGGTGGTACGGCATCAGAGTATACGGATTCCATAGGCGAACCATTTATTAATAGTTATGTGGGAAAAATTACCGCAAATCAAATTCCTACAAAAACTGCCTCTATAACTGCCATAAGTCCAGAGATCGTTAATGTAAAAGACCTAAATGCATACCTAGGAACTTTTTCCGTTGGAGGATATTTTTATTCAGAAAGTTCTTATATTACTGGGTTTTCAATAGGTTATCAGTACACCGATAAAACCAGTGAAACAGAAATCCGTCATGTAAAGAATTTTGATACAGTGGTAAATAATAACTGGATATTTATAGCAGAAACATTTGATATCCCAGCGGATGACTCAGGTATTAGGATTGTTTTTAAAATTAACTTTGTTGGAGATGAAGAGGTTGAGCATGCATTTAGAATAAATGGTATAACTCTTGGTCAGTGGTCAGAAGAATTTTCTTCCACTTCTCTTGGAGTAAACACCATCAGCATTCCATCAAATATTTCTATTGCTCCACAGAGCGGAATTGTTGCAAAGTGCTATGGACTACAAGAACTGAATGGGTATTACCTTTCTTCTGATAAAATGCTAAAGGCAAAAAATTCTGGTATCCCTTTAGTTTATGGAACTACTGGCCATACAACCTTGTATGAAAATAACGGCCTACCATCGCTAATCGTTCCTGCATCTGGAATGCTAAACTCTTCTGGACAGTATAAACAGTATACTCTAGAGACATGGCTAAGGGTAAACTCGTATACAAATGATGTAAAAAGAATTATTGGGCCACTCGGCTCCTCAGATGGAATTTATGTTGATGGCCCAGCAATTGGTTTAAAAATTGGAAATGAGTATAGGACAAACTACGTGGGCGAATGGACTAGGCCCATGCTTGTTCACCTAAAGGTTGGAAAGGATACTGCATCTCTCTTGATAAATGGAGATGAAGTAATATCTATACCATACTCACAAGAGTTAGCAAATCTTCCATCAAAATTAGACGGTAACGATAAAGATCAAGATTGGATTGGCTTTTATGCTTATGACGATGTATCTCCAGTAGATATAGACTGTGTTGGCATTTATCCTTATTTGGTTGCTAACCAGGTTGCAAAAAGAAGGTATGTCTTTGGCCAAGGAGTTGAAGTTCCAGAGAACATCAATACCTCATATAGCGGAACATCTGTTGCAATAGACTATTCATTTGCTGACTATACAGCAAACTATTCCTATCCAAAAACAGGATCTTGGAGTCAGGGTTTCAGCGATAATATATCAACAGCAAATAGATCTATATCTGTAATCTCTCACCCACTTCCAGAACTAGTTCTTTCTTCTAAAACAAGTTCAGAACTATTCGAAGATAACAAAGTTGCAAATGCTACAGAGAACACAAATAACTTTTTTTATGATGAAAGAGAATATTTTTCACTTAGGCCCAATGACTCATGGAATAGCGTTTCTGGGTATTTGTTTTTTGAAAACTTTGATATTTTAAAAACTCCGATTTCTGCATTCTACGGGTGCTTTCAGTTAAAGGCTAATGTTTCAACACCGCAAATACTTTTTAAAATTGAAAAAGAAAACACGTCAAACTACTTTAAAATACAAGTAGAAAATAATACTTTAAAGTATATTATAAGCACAAATGGACAATCAGAAACCCTATATAGTTCTGAAATTTTAAATAGCAATGAATTTTTTGAGGCAGGTATTAATATTCCGAAGTTTGTAGAAATCTTTGGAAATCCTGCATCAGACTTTTTTGGTTCTTTTGCAGACCTAAGAATGTATGTTGGTGGAGATAAAACAAATACAGGAACATTTGCTGGCAAGATTTATAATGTTGGGTTTGCAACAAAGTACAATTTCCAAAAAATTAAAAATCTTTTTAATGAGGTAGGAGTTCCAAAACTTAATGAGGATCTATTTTTTGTTTACCAAAATAACGAAATAGTTGATATTGATGCAGGTATAGACACAACATCTTTACCACCTTATGGAGGCTCAACAGACACATACCCAGGAGCAATATCTGGCGGAGGAGTGGTTCTTTTAGAAGAAGACTTCTTAATTGAACATACAGCAAGTTATACTCTTGTCCCAGATATTTTGTTTGATACATATACTCTTGCCGTTGCAGCAAATGCTTACTGGGAAGATAATCTTCCTTTGACATATTTTGCAGAGTCTGTTTTTGATAAGAGGGGGGATCAATATTTTGACCTTGACTTTATCCAGTTTAACATTAACTATCCTATACCAACAAAGACGGTTGCAATAGAAACAGATCCTATTGACTGGACATACGGAGACCTTGCTAACCAGTACGGCGCACCAGTTCAAAGAACTTACGAATCATTAGATAACTATCTATTTACTGGATACAACGATTATGAAGACCTAAAGAATAAAGTTTCAAAAGATTATAGATACGATACTGATGGATCAATTGTAAAGACGTATATAACATTTCAATATACTGAACTTGGAGCAAACGCAACATCTGCTTACTTTACTAAAATTGAGAGACCTTCAAGAAATGGAGTGCTGATCCCAGGTTCTGACTGGATGACAACTAAATACGAAGTTGTTGATAATATGATTATCTATCCACCTTCTGGTGTTGACTTTAATGATTTATCAATAGTTACTCATATAGATATCAATGTAAAAAATTCTCAGATAAATAATGTAAGTATTAAGAATATGTCTTATGCGTCTCAAGCACTAAACGAATCAGATGCAAGCCCTATTGGTACGAGATTTGGAACACCTATATATCCATATACAAAAACTGGAATTTACTATAACTTTAAAAAGAATAACCCATTTTCAATTTACAACTCTTCTTCTCCGTATCTTTATTTGACAAAGACAAGCGGTATTCAATTAAAGGGGGAATATGATCCTCTAGTAAATAGAGGGCTTATGGTTCCAGTTAATGCAAGCAGGGCAGAAGGATTTAGAGTTATTGCAATGCAACTTGCAATTAGATTTGATGGAGACTACTTCCCATATGCTCCAACACAGATTTTTGAAATAGAGAGTAAAGGTTCATACATTAAGTTCTATCTTGTAGCATGTGATCCAAGTGGGAGACGAGCAAAAATTTATGCAATTGATACAAAGACTGGGCTTGTTCAAAATGGAATAGGATTTTACTGGAATGGTAAAATTGTAAAAGAGCCAGTTGTGACTCTACAGGACTGGGGATTCCTTGGTATTAGTTTCTCAGATAGTCTAGACTTCTCATATTTCGAGGGGGCTATTAGATTAACTGGCCCACTTCTATTTAATAACATATCTTTCTATCAGTCGACAAACCTTCAAGAGGTTCAGAACGTGTCTGAGCGACCTTGGTTTAGGGTCAAGGTCCTAAATTCAACAGATTTAGACTGGAAATTCTGGAATACTGGATCATTTAACTGGAATAAGGTACTTGTTTTGTCTGAAACTAGTTATTATGGTGTAAACCCATCAGAGGTTTATAAGAGTTATACGGGCACCAACAAGATTATAGTGGATGATGACAAGGTTCTAAGGTTTGGAAACTACAAATATACAGGGTATTCGGATATTGGCTGGAACCAAATAGTCGTTGATCCAGTTTAATATGGTATACTTATAGTTATGGATTCACTAATAGACCCAAAAACTGGTCAACCAATTGTAAAGAATGTCAGACGTCAGGTAATTGAAAAGAATTACGACTGGGGTCTTTATGTGTATAAAAAAGCAAATGGAAAATGGTTTACAGACGGCAATGGGTCTGTCCTAAATATTCCTTCAGATAAAAACGATATTTCAAGAATGGCAGAACTAAAAAAGACTGCTATGCATTATGGAGACCCAGGAGATGGAACATGCGTATTTGTCCCAGGGCTAACAAGAGTAAGCGAAGAAGAATATTCAGAGCAGGTTGATCGTCTAAAGGCTGGGCTTATCCCTTCACTAAATGACCTTGGTGCTGTACAGGCAGCAAAGGACACAATTGCTAAGTATGGGGACGAGGGCTAATCATGCAAGATGATGAGTATGAGATTGGTGCAAGAATTGACGATGCTCCAAAAAAGGATGACACATTTTCTAAGTCAGACCCATTTAATGGTAATTGGGAAACACTAAAAACCTTAGACGGTCTAGATTCAAACTTTAAAAGACGAACAAGCAGAATGTCAACCAAGATGGTTGAGCCAACTACGCAATACACAACAGCAGCACTTGCTGGAAAAAGCGGTATTGATGGAGCACAGTCAAAAGAAATAAACCCAGGCCTAGTCTATGTAAACGGCTACGGAATGTTTGATGTAATCACACCTCCGTGGAATCTTTATGAATTAGCAAACTACTACGATACATCGTTTGCAAACCACGCAGCAATTGATGCAAAGGTTGAGAACATCGTTGGTCTTGGGTACGAGTTCAAGGTTTCTCCAAGAACCATGCTTAGGCTTGAGGCATCAGAAGATAATAGTGCTACACAAAAAGCACGTAAAAGAATTGAAAGAGCAAAGATTGAAATGCGTGACTGGCTAGAGTCTCTCAATGATGATGACTCATTCACAGCCACAATGGAAAAGGTTTATACAGATTTACAGTCAACAGGAAATGGCTACCTAGAAATTGGTAGAACAACTCGTGGAGAAATAGGATACGTTGGACATATACCAGCAACAACGATGCGAGTAAGAAGAATAAGAGACGGATATGTTCAGATCATTGGAAACAAAATTGTTTATTTCCGTAACTTTGGAGCAAAGAATCAGAACCCACTAACAACAGATGCTAGACCAAATGAGATTATTCACTTTAAGCAATACTCACCTCTAAATACATTTTATGGAGTGCCAGATATTATGTCGGCAATTAACTCACTACATGGAGACTCTCTTGCTTCACAATATAATATCGACTATTTTGCAAATAAAGCAGTCCCAAGATATGTTGTAACATTAAAGGGTGCGAAACTTTCTGGAGATGCAGAAGACAAGATGTTTAGATTCTTGCAGACAAGTCTCAGAGGGCAGTCTCACAGAACGCTATATATTCCACTTCCAGGTGATAGCGAAAATAATAAAGTTGAATTTAAGATGGAGCCCATCGAAGACGGTATACAGGACGGCTCATTTAAAGAGTATCGTAAACAAAACCGTGATGATATCCTGGTAGCACATCAAGTGCCACTGTCTAAACTTGGAGGTGGCGATTCTGGTTCTATTGCAGCAGCACTTGCACAGGATCGCACCTTTAAGGAGCAGGTTGCAAGACCAGCACAGAGACAACTTGAAAAGATGATCAACAAGATAATTCGTGAAAAGACAGACATCATTGAGTTTGTGTTTAACGAGTTGACGCTAACAGATGAGATTGCACAGTCTCAGATCCTTGAAAGATATGTTAAGAATCAGATCATGACTCCTAACGAAGCAAGAGTTGTTTTGGATATGCCACAAAGAGATGGTGGAGATGATGTGTTAGACCTGAGTCCAGCAGCATCAGCAGAAGCAAGAACAATAAGATCAAGAGACGCAGAAAGAACAAACAACAATTCTGATAGTCCATCAACTGTTGCAGGCCGAAATCCAAAAGGAGAAGGGCGCTCTGCTCAATAATGAAATCTATACATAAGTCTAATTTCTTTAACGATAGTGATTTTGATAAAATAAAAGAAAGCGTATACGCAAAAATAAATGACGAGTTTGGTCTTGCTTATGCAGAAGACTGTACAAGAAGTTACAGAATAACCTTTTTACCAATCAATGTTCAGGATCTTTTGCTAGATAGAGCAAAGCAAGAAACTGGAGATGACTCAATCCAAATCCTATACAACCAGATCGTCAAGTATCAGATTAAAGATGGCGTATCTCCAAAACTGAAAAGGCACAAAGATGTTGCAGTTGGAGAGTGGGTAATGGACATAGTTCTTGATTCTACTATAGACTGGCCTATCGTTATTGAGGACCAGAGTTTTTCAAATACTACAAACTCCGTGACTTTTATTCGTGGCGAAGAAGAGCCTCACTGGAGACCAGACTTCCCATCTGAGGATCAAGAGGATTTTGTCCTACTCCTTTTTGTTCATCTAGCAAACAAAGGTAGCAACCATGCAAAGATTTCTAGGCAGGTGCTTGAGATGGGGGAAGCAAAAGCAGATTCTTTCTTGAGGTCGGTAGTCCCATCATGGGGCAAAAAGTATAACGTATAGGATTTAGGTCTCAATATTCAAGATATAAAAAAAGGTGGTATATAATATAATGGTGAGCAATATATCAAAGGCCCATTGGAATTCAGATGGGGAAAATCTTCGTCTTTCGATGCCTTTTAATAAGGTAGACAAAGAGAGACGTATCGTTTCAGGTTTTGCATCTCTTGACAATCTTGACAAGCAGATGGATATTGTAACATCTGAAGCATCTATGAATGCGTTTGCAAAGTTTCGTGGTAACATTAGAGAAATGCATCAGCCACTAGCAGTAGGCAAGATGGTAAACTTTAAAGAAGATAAATACTTCGATCCAGAATCAAAGAAGTTCTATAAGGGTGTTTTTGTATCAGCATATGTTTCAAAGGGCGCACAGGACACTTGGGAAAAGGTTCTTGATGGAACACTTACTGGTTTTTCAATTGGCGGAAGAATGAATAAGTGGGATGACGCATATGATGAGAAGTCAGACTCACAGATTAGAATTATTAAGGAATATGATTTGGTAGAGTTGAGTCTTGTTGATTCACCAGCAAATCAGTTTGCAAACATTGTTTCAGTTGAAAAGGTTGATGGCGTAGATGTTATCAAAGCAGACTCAACAGTGTTAGAAAATGTTTTTTATGATAAAGAAAATGGAATTGTTATTGCATCTGAAAACGAGTCAGAACTTAGCCCAGTTACTGGAGAGCAGATGGAGAACATAGGATTCGTTGAAAAAACGGATGATGAAAAAACAAACATGATAAAATTCTTAGTTGATAGTGCTAAAGGCATTAATACTTCTAAGATTAACAAGGAGGTACAACCTATGACAAAATCAAAAACACAAGTTGAAAAAACAGATGTAGTTGAAGATGTTGTGGTCGCTCCAGAGGCAGATGCCGTGGTTGAAGAAGTTACCGAAGAAGTTGCAAAGGCAGAAGAGACAGAGACAGCAGATGTTGTCAAGTCAGACGAAGCACCAGCAGCAGAAACTGAAGAAGCACCAGTTGCTGAAGCAGTTGAAAAAGTAGCAGACGCAGACGCAAATGTATCTAAGTCAGATGATGTAGTTGTTGAAGCAATTGCAGAAATCAAGAATAATCTAACATCAGCCTTTAGCGATCTATTATCAACAGTAAAGTCTTTGCAAGCAGAAGTAGAACTTCTTAAGTCTTCAAAGGTAGATGTTGATACAGTAAAGGATTCATTTGCAGCAGTTGCAAAAGATATTGCAGCAGTATCAAGTGAGTTTAATGAATTTGGAAAACGAGTAGACGCTGTGGAAGCAGACACCGCATTCCGAAAGTCTGGAGATATCGGCGATATCTTCCAGTCTCAGCCTGAAATGGTTGAAAAATCCCTATGGGGCGGTAGTTTCCTCAAAACAGCCGATCTATTCAAATGAACAAATCACTAGGAGGTGACAATATGTCAGAAGAAATAATCAAAAACCAGCCAGGCGCTAGTGGAGATCTAGGTGGAACTGCACCAGGACTTTACCAGGGTCAAGGTGCTTTCGCATCAGGTGGAATTGGTGGAGTAGAAAACCCAGGTGCAAATACACTTGGTAACATTCCAACAGCAACTCTTGGATCTACAAGCGGAGCAAACGCTGTTAACCCTAGTGGTTCAGCGGCTTCTGGAATTTTGCGCCCTGAGCAGGCACGTCGTTTTATCGACTATGTTTGGGATGCAACAGTATTAGCAAAGGATGGCCGTCGTGTAACAATGAAGGCTAATTCTATGGAACTTGAGAAGGTAAACGTCGGTGAGCGTGTAATTCGTGCAGCAGCGCAAGCAGTTGGATCATACACAAACACAGGTGCAACATTCTCTAAGGTCGAACTTACTACCAAGAAGATTCGTCTTGATTGGGAAGTAACAGCAGAATCATTGGAAGATGGTGTAGAAGGTG